CTTGGTGAAACCTTTAAGTTTTACTGGGAGCCAACAGAGGCTGGTCACTATGTCGTCGATCTTGATAGCAAGCGTCCGATGATTCAGATCGTCGCTAGGGCAGAGAAGGCTCGACAGAACCGGCTGATACCGATGACTCCCGATTTTGCAGAGCTTCTCAGATCGGTAAAAAAATCGCAAAGACGCGACCTTGTCTTTAGATGGACGCTGTCCAAAGGCGACTCGATGTCGATCAAGACTGTGGGTAAGTACATATCGCGATGCGGGCGACAAGCCAATGTTGTCGTCAGCGAACGGGATGGTATTAAACGATGTGCAACTGCTCATGATTTCAGGCGAGCTTTTGGGGCTAGGTGGTCACCAAAAGTAATGCCAGATACTTTACGAGTGATGATGCGTCACGCTTCTATATCTACAACCCTTGAATACTACGTTCAGGCCAACGCTACCAAGCATGCCGATGCTCTTTATGAAGCAGTCGGTGACATGGCTAATGTTGAAACGCCTGTTCTCTCTGCAAAACTCTAAGCGGAGGACACGGGACTCGAACCCGCAGCCGATTGCTCGGTACTTCAGTTCCAGTGAAGCTGCTCACCAATTCGCTTATCCTCCGGCTATTTTGACAAGTCTGGTCAAAGCCCGTCAAAAATACCTGTTGACTTTGTGTTTGACAGTCCCCATATTTGTTTTCGGTGAGGCAAGCGGTGATCAAACCGCAAATTGTTTCAATCGTATTGGTTTTGATATCAATGCGTCTAAGTTCCAGTGAGGCTGATCTGTCGATTGGGCGCGCTGGGGCGTCGAAACACTGCGTTTGATCACACTCCAATTTGACTGCTTCACCGCTATTCGTCGTTCGGAACGGCGATTAGGTGGGAAATCGGGTGAGCATGGAGCGAGTGGATGACGCCTGAACTTAGAGGGATGTGGGTGACTGACAAGTCGCTTCATTCAAAGTCGTGGGTCATTCGCTCAACGAGCGAGGTGGATGGAGTGTTTGAGATTGTTCGCAAGGCTGCGAAGACGGCGAAGGAGCGTCGTTCTGTGAAATGGTTTCGCAGCAGGGTCGCAGGCCACCTCGTTGCCGATTACTCCGAATCATCTTTTCTTATCCGTTCTGGATGCAAGCCGGTAGGTCAGATCGCCTTGGTCACAGTATGTCACGACGGAAAGCTTTTAGTTGAGCAACTCATCATCACTGACAAAAAGACAGTTTACGACCGCGACGAAGCATGCATGAAGGATGGGACACGGATTCCCACAGAAGAAGAAATTAAAGCGGCTGTAGCTGAAATTCGTGCTAACCGACCCATCAGCGATTACGCAGAAAGGTGGGTAGGCGTCGATGATCCAGGCATTCGGGAAATCAATCTCAGGGAGGTGTAGAGATGCTGAGTCTAAAAAGGAAAGAGGGCGAGGGTTTACTGCTGACGACTACGGATGGGCAGCGAATAGAAATTTACTTCGACCGAGTCAGGGGCGGTTCATTAGCAGCAAAGACCAAAGCTCCGAGAAGCATTTTGGTTGAGCGGATCGATTCACACGGAAACATACAGGGGAGAAAAAGTGAGCAATACTCAAAATCTAACTGACGCAGAATATCACGCGATGCTCGATGTTCTGTCAGCGACTACGATTAAGACAGGCTATCGTCAGCAATGGGAGTTGTACGATCAGCGTTATGTATCGCAGACGGCCCCTACGCCGGATTTGTCAAACAATATCCGCGTCCAGGTTGGATCGTTGGTGCATGCAATTTTGCTTGAACAGGCTGAACCTGCCGACAAGATAACGCATTATCCGGCTGACTGCTTTAAGTCCAATGGAGCAATCAACCCCAAGCCAGCAGCCGCATACCGGGAGCTAATGGCTGCACAGGGCAAGACAGTGCTGAAAGATGAGGATTACCACCGTGTAGTTAGCATCTGCAACTCTGTCATGGCCCAGCCTCTTGGGGATCTGGTGATGGACCCAAATGCTGTCTTTGAGACTGCTGTCTTCTGGACAGACTCTGCGACCGGACTGAAGTGTCGCTGCAAGCCAGACTTCATGTTTGAATCTGATGATCAGGTCACGATCTACGACCTTAAGGTCAGCGAGTCGGCGTCACCAGATCAGTGGGAAAGGGTAGCCAAGAATCAACTCTACTGGCTTCAGGATGCTCACTATTCCTCTGGTGTCGCCCACACTACTGGAAAGCCAGTCTCGTTCAAGTTCTGGGTCGTGGAGGCCGTCGCGCCGTACCGAGTCGGTTGCTACCACTATGACCCAATCTCAAGAGAGCGCGCAGGCGAAGCGTATGTGCGTCTGCTTGCTGAAATGAATCGCCGTTACCAAGAGAACGACTGGGTCAGTGATTGGACGCGAGAGCCAACTGTCCTGACGCTTGATGCGTGGGATGTGAACCTTCCCGAAGAAGAATTGGAGGGCTTTGATGAGTGAGCAAGGCGAGGAGTTTGAGGGACGCAGCGGGGAAATGAAAGTCTCGCAGTGGCTCTCCTCGGAGGACATTCAGGGGCAGACCGTCAAAGTGACTGTCGCGGCCTGCCGTAAGCATAAGGATGTGCAGTTCGATCAAGGTCGAAAGGAAGACACGGTCTTCGCTCTTGAGTTCAAAGGGAAGGGTAAGCAGTTGGTCCTGAACTCCACTAATCGAAAGCGAATGGTGGAGCTATTTGGGAACAACGTCAAGGACTGGAAGGATCAGGAGATCACTCTCTACGTCAATGAAAACGTCCGGTTCGCCGGAAAGAAAGTTTGTGGGATTCGCATTAAGTGAAGTGGGTCCGTTCGATGGTCGCTGGTCACATTACTAAATGAAAGGGACCGATACCGTGGAAAGTTCGTTACTCCCTGATCAGTCAGGTTCGATTCCTGAATCGGGCATTTTAACGATGGGTAGTTTGTTTGCAGGTATAGGTGGACTAGAGCATGGATTTGAGTCGCATCCGTCCAAACGCTTTCGCACTGCATGGCAAGTAGAGTGCAACGCCTATGCAAGCCGCGTTCTCGAAAAGCATTGGCCGACAGTCTTGCGTCACGATGACGTATGTACTTGGCCGACTCCAAACACTCCACCTATTGATGTTTTACTTGCAGGATTTCCTTGTCAGGACATTTCTTTTAATGGAAAAGGGGCTGGGCTAGATGGGAAACGAAGCGGATTATTCTGGGAAACAATGCGTATCGTTCGCGAAATGGGACCACGCTGGATCGTATTGGAAAACGTACCAGCCTTGCTTGCTCCAGGGCGAGGAATGGAAAGAGTTCTCGGATCGCTTGCCAGCCTCCGGTACGATGCGGAATGGTCAACTGTTTCAGCATCGGAAGTGGGTGCGCCGCACAAACGCAACCGCCTCTTTATCATCGCGTGGAAAGACGATGTCATGGGGAACCCCCCGCTTTTCAGAGTACAAGGACTGCGGTCCTTTGGGGAGCAAGTCGCAAGTTCACATGATCAAAAGGAGCTACCTCTGCGCACAGGTGAAACAATATCCGCCAGCGACAGACCCAACGGCGAAGCTTTCACCAGATTGGACCGAGTGGTTGATGGGTTTTCCCATTGGGTACACGAACCTCCAATAGCAAGAGTTTCTTCGGGCGTTGCGAAACGGGCTGATCGCATTAAATGTCTCGGAAACGCAGTAGTTCCGCAGGTAGCACAAGTCGTTGCAGAGCGACTGCTAGAGATACACGACGAAAGGAGGATGGAAGATGGAAACTGAATTGATGGACGCAGAGTCGGTTGAGCTTGCTGACCTAGAAGTGAAGGTGCGAGAGGGATTCAGAAAAGGCTTGGAAGCGTTTGCCGCGCTCAAGTCGATTCGCGATTTACAGCTTTACAAAGTCAGGGGCTTCAAGTCGTTTGACAAATACTGTCAGCAAGAATTTGGGATCAAGCGTGATTACGCAGACAGGAACATTATGGCAACAGGTGTGCTGGAAAAAGTGCTGACCTTGGGCAGCACTTTTGGCTGTGCTGAAAGGATCACGACCGAGCGACAGTGCAGGGAATTGCTAAAGGTTCCTGACGAGCAACTGGGTCAGGTGCTTGAAGAGATTGGTGTGCTGGCCGAAGAGAAGCGGAAGCCTAATCTGCCAGCGAATCTGATTCGAGAAGCTGTCAAGCGTGTGGTTCCAGAGCGTGAGCCAAAGCGGCCTATAGCGTTCGACAATTACGCTCCAGACCCTGAGCCGGAACCGGAACCTGAGCCACAGGGAAAGACCGTGGTCATCAAGGATCGCCCTGAGCCTGACTACATCAGGAACAAACTGACTGAGAGACAAGTCGAAACGTATCATCGCATGGGTACGGAGTCACTTAGGCATTTGATCCGGCATATGAGCCAGTTTGGTTTCTACGCCAAGTATGAAGAAGTGCTGGATCAGATCGAGGCAGAGTTCAACCTTGCTAAGGAGTGTGCTGATGCATTCACAAGGTGAGTTGTTTCCAGAACCTCGTCAGTTCCGAACCTACGATGCTAAGCCAGTAAAGCTTAATAAGCTCGTTCAACCTGAACCAGCATTCCCATATTGGCCGCACCAAGAACGGATTCACAAGGACTGCCAGTCAATGTTTGGTCGTCAGTGTCGAGTTCAGTGGAGCATTAACACATGCAAGAGATTCTGTGTCGTTGCGCCATGTGGAGCAGGTAAGACGGCAATGATGCTAAGGGTGATTAGAAATAGTGTCATCAAGGGAATGCGAGTAGTCATTTACTCATGCAGGATACAAAACACCAAGCAGATTATTGAGACACTAGAGAAACATGATATTGAGTTTGGCGTTATTGCTGCTGCATTTAAGGGAAGGAGAAATCTTGATGCTGCTGTTCAGGTGTGCCAACTACAAACTGTTCACGCCAGAGACTTTATTCCAAAGGCTGACATCGTTTTGGTGGACGAGGCTCACCAGCAAGCGTCAGCAATGGCTAAGGAAGTTTTTGATTGGCACATCGACAGTGGTTGTTTAGCGATCATTGGATACACGGCAACGCCAGTGTCAGTCAAGGACTTCTACGATCACATCATTGATCCACCTACGTTCCAGGCACTGCTCGACTGCAAGGCTCACATGCCAGCGAGGATATTTGTTCCTGATGCTCCAGAGGCTGTTCTTCGCAGCAAACGCAAGGCTCTACCAACGAACAAGGATGGTGAGATAACCCTATCGCGGGATCGCCAATACAACCCAACTGAAGTGATTTATGGAAACGTCTTGGAGTGGCTCCTGAAGATCAACCCAAACCTTGAACCAACGGTTTTGTTTGCGCCGTCTGTTCATGACGCATACGACTATGTTCGCAGGTTTGCAGACAGTGGTATTCGCGCCGCATCGATTGATGCAAACCGAGTCACCATTTCAACACCAGCAGAGGACGGATCTCTTTTCCTGGAGGAATTTGATTCTACTCTTGCAATGCGAGAAAAGGTTCTCGACGGTTTGGCTGACGGAACCTACAAGGTAGTGTGCAACCGATTTATCCTCAGAGAATCTTTTGACTGCCCCGCGCTAAAGCACTGCATTATCACTACAACGATGGCTGGCCTAAGCACCTACTTGCAGTCGGTCGGGCGTGTACTTCGCTACACGGACAAATATGAGTACGTCACGATACAAGATCACTCTGGGTCATGCTTTCTGCATGGTCGTCCCGACCGGGATCGTGAGTGGAGCTTGGAGGACACCAATAAGAATCTTGCAGCCAAGGAAAGAAAGGCAAACGACGAGGATGGCGAATTGGACTTGGAGAGAATTTGCCCAGTGTGTTCATGCTCGCGTCAGGGTGGTGATCGCTGTCCTCAGTGTGGCGAAATCAGCAAACGCCAAGCGTACACAGCAAGGTCCGAAGTTGATGGCAAGCTTGTTGAGATTTCCTGTGATGAACTGAAGCCAAAGAAAAAGCCAACCAGAGATGCCGACTACTACCTCAATGGAAAGTTCTTTGGAGCCAGCAAAAGTGGTGCAACTGTAAAGCAAGCGTTCAAGCTCGCCAAGATTAAGGCAAAAAATGCAGGTATGTCTGCGTTCAAGCCTCAGAAGATTTACGTTCCGGTTGATGGATCGAAGGATTGGCATCGTCCAGTTCGCGATGTCTACAAATACATAGGAGATCAGCGGTGGATCAAGAGGAGATAGAGGAAGTCGCAGACGCACCTCGGTGGTCCGTGATTCTGAACTCAATTAAGACAGCGAAAAACAGGCAGATACTCGACTTCATCGGTCACTTGGTGAGACTGCACAAACAACACGGTGCTGAATACACAAAAGACGAATCAATGATGAGTAACTTTCGCGACTCATTTCAACAGCGAATGCAAGAACTACGAGAGGGAAAAGATGGCGAAACAGTATGACAACAACATGACCGGGATCATTTCGAGGAATGATCGAAAAGAAAAAGACACGCATGCTGACATTAAAGGCAAGTGTGAGATCGATGGAACTGAGTATTACATCGATGGCTGGCAGAAGCAGCGAAAGGATGGCAGCGGCTCGTTCTACAGCCTTAGTTTCAAGCGTGTGGACGGAGCGAATGTTCCAGCGTCATCCGCAGCAAACAGTGAAGACATCCCTTTCTAAGGGACGAGGGTAATGGCCCGGCACTTGGCGATGACAAACGCAGCAGCCCGCTGTGCATTGCAACCGAGCAGGTTCGACTCCTGTAACCCTCTTTTGAAAAACTACTGACAAGCAACGTACCTGAAACCACTCGCAAACAACTCAAGGCAAACATCCCGGTGAGGTGAGGAACTGACCGGCAGCGAGTAAAAGCACCCACCCAAAGCGATGCCCCGAACGGCAAGGGCAAGTCACAGAGAGACAGCGGAGGGATGATTCTTGGGGGCTGGATTGAGGGTCACAGAGTCTTACGAGAGTCAATGATGTCTCTCTAAAGATATGCCGGTGGTACGCAAATACACAATTTTCTGTTTCTGTTTGATGGAGCGATTTATGAATAGCGTGGACACAATGAGGAAGAATCGAGAGTTCCGGCTGGAGCTACTGTTGCTAGGGATGGCACTGGGTCGTGCTGGCGACCGAGAAAGAATTTGCGAGTCAATCGAGTTTGACAAGCTTCAGTCACCGATGGCTGCGAAGTGTTTCCAGGCAGTTGAGTCGCGAGACTCGTTTGACATCGAAGTCGCCAAGGGTGTTTTCAAGCAATTTGGCTTTGAGGTCAGCGACAACATCTGCGACTCGCTCATTGCCCAAGTCAATCTAAACAATGCTCGCCGCGAGCTACAGCACTGCATCGATCTGATGCAAGTAAAACCGGACACCGATATCTCGCAAGCGATTGCTGATGTCGAAGCGTGTGTGTTGAAAGTTAAGGATGTTATTCAAGAAAAGGAAGCGTTGGTATGAGTAATCCAAAAAAAGAAGAGTATCTGGTTCACCTTGGAGTTCCGTATTGCAAAATCGTTGCAGATTCAATGGGCGAAACTTACAGAGGCAATGTAACAGTTCTCGCTAAGTGGTCCGATGACACAGTGACGATTCACCCAGAAGTCGGTAATCACACTTATGGAATGGACGGGCTGTGGTACGAGCTTGATCAAGTTGGTGACCCTATGGCTGTTGAATCGCTGGAAGTTCACCTGCCCATCAGGAAACGCGACGAGGGGTACATTGAGATCGACTTAAACAGTTACCCAAAAGAGCATCTTTCAACTTCAGAAGGCGGTCCTGTCCATTGGGGTGATCTTCCGTTATCGCTTTTTCCCGATCTGGCCGAGATGGCCGAACAGTGAGTACAGGTCAAATGATTAAAAAGCAAAAGCCTTTGCTGCGAGAAGCTCGCATTGCCGGTCACAAAGACTGGCCGAAGTGGATGCCGATGGGGAATGTGACCTACTCCGAAGCAGCAAGGCGTATGGCAGTGTGGTTTTACAACTTCGATAAGGCGAAAAAACTTCCGAACAAATTGCGTGTATTTGTACGGGATCAAGACGGCAGCGGAATCGAGTTTCCGTTCGATGTTGAGTTGCGGGTCGATACAAAAGTCACAGCATTACGAGGCGAAGACTGATGGACATTTCACTGACATGGCAAGAGCAGTTATTTGCTGCTCAGGCTGGCGTGATGCGTCGAATTAGTGCTTTGAACAATGGTCGCCATGAGCCATATGGAACACCCAAGTCAGACTTGTGGGGTAACGACATTGAGTCGGCTGGTGCAGAAGCGGCTGTGGGTAAAGCACTAAACATTTTCTGGCAGCACGGGAAGCTGCGTGAGTACAAGGGCGATGTTGGTGCAGTTGAGGTTCGCAGCACAAAACTACCCAATGGAAGATTGATACTGCATGATCGAGATAGCGACGATGCCGCGTTTGTTTTAGTGCGAGGAAAGTTTCCGTCCTATGAGTTAGTTGGGTGGTGCATTGCTCGCGAAGGTAAGCGACCAGAGTATAAGTTTCATGGTGACGGGCGATGTAAAGATGTGGAAAAGCAGTCTTACTTTGTTCCCAATGAGATCCTTCGTCCTATTGAACAAATTTCGAGAGAGTTGTTTTAATGAAACCAGTGACGATCACGGTCGATCAGCCGCCGCAACAGGTGAAGCCGAATGTGCGATGTCATTACATGAGCAAGGCTAATGCGACTGCCAAGTACCGCGAGCATGCAAAAGAGCAGGCAATGGAGGCTTGCTACAACAAGGATGTGCGGGAGCCGATCCGCGAGGCGAAGGTGGAGATCACTTTCTATCACAAGACTCGCAGGTTTATGGATCGGGACAATATCCTGGCGTCTTTGAAAGCTGTCTTTGATGGATTCTCTGACGCTGGACTGTGGATCGATGACCGCGAGTGCATGTTTATGCCGGTTGCTAGGGACAAGGATGCTAATAATCCGCGAGTTGAGATCACAGTGAGCGAGCAATCATCGAACAGGCAGGAGGAGGTGAGTTATGAGTGAGTCACAATTCGAGAAGATGTGTAAAGCGTTAGCCAAAGCAGAGCGTGAACGCGACCTTTCGCGGCATACGGTCGAGGTTCAGGACGGGATAATCAACGAATTGCGTGACGAGATCGAGCGACTGCGTGGGTTACTCAAAAAGTGCCAGCCTTACGTTGAGGGCGGCGGCAGCATGTGTGACACTCGACTGTGTGACGCGATTGAAAAGGAGGTGGGTGAAGATGAGTGATGAACTGAAAGACGAGATCGAGCGACTGCAAGGTGAGATTGAGCGACTTCGTGAAATAGTTAGTGAGGTGGAGAACCTTCACTACGGGACTGATCTTTTTACTTCGTGTGCAGCCGGAGAAGCTGACCGGCTCATTGAGCTAACCGAAAGTGAGGTGGGTGATGAGTGAAGTGTGGATGTTGATCGTGGGTGTTGTGTGCATTATCACAGGCGTGCTTCTCAGATCACGGAGAGGATGGTGAACGGAAAGGGCGACTCACCGCGACCAGTGGACAGGGATAAGTTTGAATCCAATTACGACGAGATCAAATGGAATGACAGAAGCACAGTCGATTGCAAGAGTTGTCAGGTCGGTTGTGGATACTTTCAAAAGACGGGGGTGGTCTGTTTCCCTGTGTCGAAGCAGCAAGAGTCTGAGCAGGTATGTCTACGCACAGAAAGGCAATCGAAAGATGAAAGTGAGGGTTAGCGATCATAGACCCAACTCGAAGACTGTTTGCGACCTCAGCTACATGCCGCGATACTACAGGCAGAAACAACTCGCGTCTTTCCTCGATGGAAAAAAGAGAAGGCCAAGGAACAGGCTTAGAAAGAAACACCCGCGATAGGGAGATCGTGTCATGGCTGCGCTTTTGCTTTGGGTAACACTAGCAATCGGATCGCAGTCTTTCGCGGTACAAGATCGGTTCGACATCATCGAACTGAATCACACGCACGACCAGATGGGCAGGCCGAAATTTGTGCAGTTAATCTTTTGGGATTGGTCGCCAAAGAAAAAGTCATTTGTTTGCCAAGGTTACTACATGCTTGATGGAAGCATTGTGAAAACAGAAGAAGGCAAGAAGGACTGGGATAAAAAAGTCGAGAAAGCACTGAAGAGAGTTGCGCCGCTAGAAAAGGCTATTCTCTTGAAAGACCTTCAGTACAAAGGTCATTACCAAAGACACGCAGCGCATCCCGTGAGGTTATGGGCTGCAAGGGTGTATCGCAGCAAATGGATCGACAAGACCGGAGCCATGCGATCAGTGGTAGCTACCCAGTTTCGCGAAACAAGGACTTATCACGATCCAGAGGTTGAAGACAGGAAGCGTCATCCAGTCGCGTTGCGAAAGGGTCTTTCAAAACCTTAGTCTTCCTTCGGAACGAGGATGTCAACCTTCTCGATGCAAGATCGAAGGATGGTGTAAGTGGTTGTGTTGTGATCGCACTTCCTGCGTTTGTTCGCATAACACCAAGCACCAACGATGACAGATCGTGATGTCACTTGGATCACTCGGCCAAAGACAGTGAACTTCTCAGCTTTGCTTACCTTTGGGGATTCAACATGATCGAGAAAAGTAACGGCTACAATATCGTTTGATTTCATTTCAAATCCTTTGCAAGCTTCTCAGGCATTGGTTCAAAGTATGCGGTGTGTCCATCCACGACTACCGCACATCCCAGAACGCTTTTTGCGTTGTACTTCCTGCCGTATTCAAAGTGAAGAGACTTGTCGTTTACCCCGCATCCTGTCTGGCATCCGAATATGCGATGCTTTGTGTTTGCTAGGTACTCGACGCCTCCCTGCTGGTGCAAGTGTCCCTGAACGACAGAGGAGTGTTCAGCAGAGGCATTGTTCAGTGCTGCCATGCGACCGCCTTTTCCTTTGTCGCCATGTCGGTACAGAACACCTTCTATCTTCAGATCCGCGTAGCGAGGGTGAACCTTCCACGGAACTTTCCAGATTTGCCCTGGCTTGCGCAGGTATTCGTGTGGCAGGCCGACTTCGTCCGCCCACCGCCACGGGAGAATGTCGTGGTTGCCCAAAAGCCAGTCAGCTTTGGGGAATAGTTTTACAAGCTTGTCAATCTGTTTCTGAGCTTTCTCTTTTTCAGCAACTGGGTTTTTTAGGCTTGGCTTCTTGCTGTGAAAGTTAAGGGCTAAGTTGTCGATTAAGTCACCAATGCAAATAACGCGCTCGCATTGCCATTGGCTGTGAATTTCAGCCAACCACTCAGGGTATCGTGGGTGCATGGCAGGGCAGTGCGTGTCGCCTATTACAAGAACTCTCACTACAACCTCCGTGGTTTGCGTTAGGTCGAGTCTTGCTCATCAAGAAAGTCTAGTGTCCACTTTATACTGGACATGTGGCGGTTGCCGACTTTCTTTGTCTTGAGCTTAACCCTGCCTTTTGGCGTAACTACTCCTAGTAGATACCAGTTCCTGACTGTACTGCGCGGTACGTCAACGATGCCACTCTTCTTCAAAGCGATGCGCAAATCCGTTAGCGGCATCAGTGCTTTTGATTCTGATTCTGTCTGTTTGGCTTTCAAAACCACCTCACCTGTGTATTACCGTCCACTTCTGTCCAAAGCACCTCAAGGATGTTTGACCTACCGAATTGCTTCCAGATGATAAAGGCATCAAACCATATACACGGTTTTCGTTTTTACTTGCGACAAGGTAAATCATGTCAGACGACTCTGTAGAAAACGATGATGCAGAGCAGGAAGCTTTCCCTGATGTCGAGCAAGATGCTCCGAACAATGAAATTGTAAATAGCCCTGATGCAGCAGACGCCTCACCTCCTGCTGTACAGGGTGAAGGCGAAGACGGCACGGAGGCCGTTGACGCTACTCAACCTGCGTGGTCGTCTGCTTTACAGGATGCTGGATTCCAAAGTTTCGACGATCCTGGCAACGCAGTGCAAGCCTTGGTGGAGGCTAATAAGCAGCGAGAGGCGCAGATTCAGCAATACGCTGACCAGGTAAAGTTCTATCAAGAGCAACAAAAGTTTCAGCAGCAATATCGCCAGCCAGAGCAAGTGGCAAGCGAACCACAGAAGCTTGATCCCTTGGCAGAGCTTATTGATGGCTGGAAAGACGCAAGTTGGGCAAATCAATACATCGAGATCGATGAAGAAGGTAATCGCGTAATCAGCGATCATGCTGACGAGGCAACTCGCGAGCAGATTCTTGGTCTTGATCGAAAAATGCGTCAGTGGCAAGAAGTTCTACAAGATCCGCGTCAGTTCGCGAGCGTGATCGATCAGCGTGTAGAGCAGATGATTTCTGACAAGTTTGAGCATAGCTACACACAAAAGCAGACTCAGGCTCAAGAGCAAGCAACAGTTGATAGCTTTATCAATGAAAATGCGAATTGGCTCTATCAGCAAGATCCCGCAACAGGGAATTTCATTCAAGATCCTATTAGCGGTGAGTTTGTTTACTCACAGCAGGGTAAGCAGTTTTTGCAGCACATGGACTCAGCAGCAAATGATGGCGTGGGTTCCACAAGCAAACAAATTCAATACGCAAAACTTGCGATGGGCGTCCAAGCACCAGCACAGTCGCAGCATCAAGCAAGTCAAGCAACAGCAGCGGTTGCCCAGCAGCAGAAGCGGGCAATGCGAGGCAAGACAAACCAACGGACTGGTAAGCAGAACGCTTTTAATGGCGTGACTGCTGAAAGCGGTGGAAGCCAAACAGGACAAGAGCAAATGTCCTTTGGTGAATCGGTACTCGCGGCCATGCAAATTGGCGAGTGAGTTTTATTTCCTGAGTGCCTTCAGTGGCACATGTTATGGAGGATAGACAAATGCCAGAGGGATTTCAGGGCTTTGATCGCTTTTCTTGGCAGCGATCACTTACGACCACTATGCCCAAGCTACTTAGGGAAATTGAAGATGCTTCAAAACGCAACTTCGCCCTGCTCGCGCTTCTCGAACAGGCTGGCCGGATCAGCACTGGTCATGGCGGTGAGGGTATCCAGTGGGTGGTCAAGTACAAGGATCATGCGACTCAGGCTGCTACGGGAGAGAACGCCCGCAGCTTTGTTGCTCAAAGTCTTTTTAAGCATGCCGCGTTGGATTGGCGTGGTTACGAGTGCGTTGACTCAATTCGCCGCCGCGAGCTTGAGAAAAACAAAGGCGAGGCAGCAATCGTCAAGGTTGTTGACCAGTTTGCCGAACGCATCAAGAGCAGCTTGATGGAAGGTCTTGCCACACAATTTTATGTGGACGGCGAGGACGCAAATAACGAGAGGTTTTGGCATGGGCTGAAAACGCTCGCGCAGAGCAATGGTCAGACACTGACCCTTGGGACTAATGTGGCTCGTACTGCGAATGCAGCAGACAAGGTCATTGCTCCCAGTGGAAGCTATGCGAACCTCAACTGCTCCCTGGGTTACTACGGTGGCGCACAAGCGGCTGGTTCATCCTTTCCAGAAGCAACTGCGGACAAGCAGTACGACTTCTGGTCGAGCCTTCAGGTCGTCACTGACTCGACTGCATTTAGCGGCACAACTGCTGGTGCGAAGATGGAGCAGGCAATGCGGTACGGGATTACCCATGCCCAACGCAACAGCACCATCGAAGGTCAGATCACTAACGTGATGCTTGATCGCAACAAGTACATCGAACTGAAGGACCATAACGATGGTCGCCAGTCGATTGAGGTCAAGATGGCCCCCGGATCTCTTTTAGAACTTGGCTTCAGAAACAGCTACATGTTTGACGGAGTCGAAGTGTCATACGAGAACGCCGTGCCGGTTGGTTACGGGTTCGGCATCAATCTGGCCTGCATGGAGTTGATGAGCCTGACTGATGAGCTTTTTGATGCAGAAGGTGGACCGCAGTACGACCTGGCTACCCAAAGCTTGAACGCTGTTGTCTCAACACTTAGCAACATCAAGTACAAGTCGCCTCGCAACTTTGTTGTCTGGAAACCGCTTTCCGAAGCGTGATCCTTTTCACTTTGGTTAATCACAAACATCCTTCATAGGAAGATTAGAGATGAATGATTCAGTTTCTGATTTTGGCCTTGGTGAAACCATCAAGGGTCAAAACGAAGACAGCGTGGATATCAACACCGCACTAGACGGTCGCGAGTACACGTTTCCCGTTACTGCTGCTGTAGCAAGTGCTGCGGGCATGCACAATCGAACGGTTGGTCGCCGTGTTACTGCTCGCGTTCTTCGCAACAAGACTGGTGGAACTTTGTCTGCCGGTGAAATCGTTGTCGTCGATCTTGATGGCGGTCACGCAGGGCTTGGCACTGCTGACGCCAAGTCGAGCGCAGGTGATCGTTGCTGCTTGGTAGTCGATCCTTCTCTGGGGTCATCGACTGTGGCTGCGAACGATCTGTTCCATGCAATCGTCAAGGGTCCAACCAAGGTCAAGCAGCCAGCGACAGCCGAAAGCATTGCTGCTGGCGATGTGATCAAAGCTGGCGCGTCAGGCCGTTTGGCGGAAGCTGCCCTTGCCACAGATCACGGTTTGGTACTCGGTACTGCTCTGGAAGCGAACACAACCGATGACGACCTTGTCGAAGTCGAGCTTGCCCCTGAGTGGGTCTAAGACTTAGCGGCAAAGCCAGGATGGTTTACAGCGGACGAGCCGCGTTGTTGGTTCGTCCGCTTTTTTTATGGATGATCAGATGCCTTTGCAAGATGAAATTCCTGACCCAATCGAAGCAGAAGCCAACAAGGCTGGCTGCAAGTTTTGTACGCACTGTGGGTCACGAAAAAGTCTTGATGAGTTTCACAAAGATGTGTCCAAAGAAGATGGTCACCGAGATGTCTGCAAGGCATGTCGTACCAAGTTAGCGGAGCAGGCCAAGCAAGATCAGCTAGATCATCGGCTTGCTGTCCTTGAAGAACAGGGACTTGAGACTCTTGAAACGCTCAAGGACGGTGGGTCATTTGATCCCCATATCAATGAAATCTTTGAGAGCATGCTTCGGCCATTTGGTGGCGTGAACGGCTGGGCAAAGCACCTATTCGCGACATACCTGGCATGTGATCCGGGTAGCCAGAAGCGAGTAAAGATCCATGACATGATGATGCAGTTGGCTGGCAAGGTAACCAAGCTTGGGCTTGCCGAACGCCAACTCGACATGATGGAAGAACGCGACCTGATCCAAGTCATGCGTCAGCATCTCGTTGAGTACCAGGAGGGCAACTCACTACCGGCGACTGCAATTCCTACTTTCAGTGACAAGGTCATTGATGCGGAGGTGAAGGATGCAGAATGACAAAGGGTCCATGCCAGATAACGCTGTAGAGCTTATCGGCAAAGGCAATGCAAACTTCGCTAAGAAGAAAGCAATCCGGGTCGCCAATGAGATAGCGCAGCGACGACTAGAGGCGTTGAATCTGTATGTGCCGCAGGCAACGCAGGACGAGTTCCATAAATGCGATGCACCTGAGTGCATGATCATGGGTGGCAACCGTGGTGGCAAAAGCCTCGCAGCGTTCATTGAGATTGCGAGGGCTGTGCAAGGGAAAGACCCATACAAAAAATATCCACTGCGTGATGGCGTGTGCGCGATCATCGGCTATAAGCAGTGGCATGTCGGGAATGTAATCTTCAATTACCTGTTTAAGGCTGGTGCTTTTAAGATCATTCGCGACTCTGAAACAAATCTTTGGCGTGTGTATCGACCGTGGGTTCCTCAAGACAAGGCTCGCGTAAAGGAAGCCAAGCCTTCGCCACCACTCATTCCGCCGCGAATGATTGAGAAAATTGTTTGGCAGGACCGAGCAAAGCAGATTTTCAGTAATGTGTTTCTCAAGAACGGCTGGGAAATAAAGGCGTTTTCGTCGCGATCAAAACCTGAGCAGGGCTGGCAGGGTGATCTGATCGCGATTGATGAAGACATTCTTGACCCAAGTTGGTACGAGGAAAGTGCAGGTCGTTTAATTGACCGTGCTGGTCGCTTGATCTGGTCGGCGTTGCCGCACGATGAAAACGATGCAATGGCTCGTTTCGCTGAACGCGCTGAAACTCAGCAGGAAGCACATGAGCGTGGCGGTCCAAATCCGACCACGGTTTGTTTTCGCATCAGCATGGAAAGCAATCCTTACTTGCCTGAAGAAGCGAAGAAGGCTGCGGTTGCTGGCTGGAAAAGCATGGGCGATGACGTTTATCGCAAACGTGCTTTAGGGGAAATGGTCACCGACTCTGTCTTGATGTACCCGATGTGGAAGCGCGGGCTTCATGACATCCAAGGGTATGCCGGTCAGTTGAAGGGCGAGGCTGATCAATACCTAAAAGAACGGAAGGTTCCGCACCACTGGTGCAGGCGGCTTGCAGTGGACCCCGGCCATGACACTGCTGCCGCCGTGCTAGTGGCGACACCACCCAGTGGAAAATGGCACTTGGTGTATGACGAGATTTATATCCATCAGTGCGATGCTAGGAAAATAGCGTTTGCCCTTGCGCAAAAAACAGCCGGTGTTTGGTTTCAGACGTTCGTGATTGATGCTCACGGTGGAAACCTTACCTCTATCGACACCGGCATCGCTCCCCGCGAAGCGTATGAGCGAGAGATGAAGTCGCAAGACGTAGAGTGCGTTGAAACTCGCCACAGGTTTATTCCAGGTTGTTCGGTTATCGCTTACCGAGAAGAGGTCGCTCGCGGAATGCTTTCCATCGGTGGTGGTGGAAGTCCGCAGCTCATTGTGGATTTCGAGCGATGTCCAAATCTCGACAGAGAGATGCGACGGTTCCGAAAAAAGAAGGTCAATGGCATGGTGACCGACACCGGAAACCGGCGAGCAAACACTCACGCGGTTGAGTGCATGGAGTATCTCGCAGCCTACCTAACAGACTCAAGACAGCCCTACGTCGCGCCCAAGGGAAAGAGGCGAGTAGAAACGCCTGGGCAACGCAGGGTACGCCAGTTCAAGGAGAGAAGACGTATGCGGCAGGAGGCAGCTAATCCATTTGGTGCTATGTCCAGCACCATCATTTTGGGACCAACAGGAGTCTATGAAGATGGCTAAGAAAGCAGCCCGTCGCGTAAGCAGTAAACCAGTTGAAGAGGTTCAGTCACAGGAAAGTGTGGCAGTTGTGGCAGAGCCTGTTCCAGTTGAGCCAGAGCCTTGGAAAATGCCAGTGCCAACTCGCGGACAAATCGTGGTGTTTTATCACCGAGCAACGGTTTCCGAAAGGAATGCAGACATTGCTCATGTGATGCGAGTAGGAGAGCGGTCGATTGAGGTTGCGTTTCGCGGCCAAGGGTACAGTGAGGTGCTGCACAAGGATGACGACCGCTTGATCGCCAACCCTGACTTAAGAATGGACGTTGATGGTGTTTGGGATTTCACTCAGGAAAAAAAGAATCTTGACGCAACCATCACAGAGCTAGAGCGCAGAATCACTCAACTTGAAGAAAAGTAGGTTTCGCAAATGGATGATTACGGACCACAGCCGACAGCAGGAGCCAAGTATCCTCTTCAGCCAATAGTTGATCGGTGGAAGAGGGTGTTTGCGTCAGCGCGTAAAGACAGGAAAGAGAAGTTTGATGTTTATGCTGACGAGGCAATGGCTTTTTACGATGGGCCTGCCAACCACATGTGGGCATCCATGAAGAAAGGCGGCGGATCACACGATGGCTTTTTGGCTAAAGATGTGCAGATGCCGCAATTCCAGATGTCGGTCAACCGCTTATTTGAGGCGGTGTCGATGTTTGGGCCGGTGCTGTATCACCAGAACCCAACGATTGCTGTAACTCCTCGGCAGAATCCTGACGTTAGCATCGAGACATTTTACGCAGGCAACCCAGAGGCCATGCAAATGCTTGCCATGACGCAGGCAGTTCAGCAGGGCGTAGTAAACGATCCCTACATAGTTCAATCCGTCCAGGCTTTGTATCAGCAATATCAACAGAACGTCGATAACGATGAGAAAGCTTCTGTAATTGATCGTGACCATGCTCGCATCCTTGAGTCGATCAGCAACTACATCCAGCAGGAAGGCTCAAAGCAGGACGAGGCGAGGCTTGCGATCACAGAGGCGATCATTACCGGACTAGGGTTGCTCGAAGTCGAAATGGAACAGCCACCCGGAGGTGGTCCCAAGATGGCGCGATCTCGGTATCGATCCAATAAAGACTTGCTATGCGATCCAGACGCGAAGTATTGGAAAGATTGCACTTGGATTGCTTTGCGAAATTGCCAGCCAGCCAATGTGGTTGAAGAGAAATTTGGATTGCCACCTGGATCTTTGAAAGGCAAGTACGCTCGCAAGACCGCAATGGACAGCAAGTCCTACGGCGCGAAGCGTAATGGAAATGGATCAACGGCAGGGGTCACGCACGACTTAGTTGAATACTGGGATGTCTATTCAAAGAACGGTGCTGGTCAGAACATTAAGCTCGGCGCGAAGGACAAGAAGGTAAAAGGTCTGGAAGCTCTAGGTGACTACGTTTATTTGGCAATTTGCGAACAATGCCCTTATCCACTGAACCTCGCCCCTAATGTGTTACAAACAGGTGATATGGAACTCATCCTAGAGCGGTCATCTTGGGAGGTTCCGTTTTGGGATGATTACTGGGCCGATGGCGGATGGCCCATCGTGCGACTTTCTTTTCACGCAAAGCCGGGCGAAGTGTGGCCGATCTCGATGGTCAAGCCGTGCATCGGTGAGCTGAAGTTTGTCAACTGGTGCATGTCGTTCTTGGCTGACAAGGTTGCTGCTGGCAGCAAGATATACGTTGGCGTCATGAAAGAGGCTGGTGAAAACATTCGCTCCCAGCTAACAAGCGGATCTGGTCCGTTTTCAGTGATTGACCTTGAAAGAATTAGTGGCTCCAGCATCAGTGACATGGTCAGTTTTTTGCAAGCACCTAGCTTTAGCTTAGATATCTTCCGCATGGTTTCCGAGGTGAACCAAGCCATTGACAAGCGATTGGGGCTAACCGAGTTGATGTACGGAATGTCAGGCCGACAAATGCGGTCGGCTGCGGAAGCACAGTATCGCCAAGAGAACATCAACATCCGGCCCGACGACATGGCATCACGGGTGGAAGATTGGCTGTCGCTGAGTGCGACTCGCGAAATCCAAGCAATGAGATACCTTGCTGAGTTTGAGGATCTGGTTCCCATCATCGGTGTAACCGCAGCAAACGTCTTTGCGGAGCAGATCCTAACGGGAGACGTATCTCGGATCACGCGAGACTTCCGATATCGCGTCGAAGCCGGAACTGCTCGAAAGCCAAATCGTGACACTCAGATCGCACAGCTTACCGACATCGGTCAGTACATTCTGCCGGTCATACAGCAAGCCATGATGTCGGGAGTCACGCGGCCATACAACGCCTACATGGAGGCACTTGGTCGAGCAATGGACATTGGAATTGATCAGTTCTTGCTTGGTGACGAGGAGCAACAGATGCTCATGCAAATGAATGCACCTCCACAAGCTTATCAACAAGAGGACCAGTCAGGTGAACAAGCAGAGAATTGAGAGCATTGAGGCAGAGATGGATTCCGCTGGTCTTAGGGATGTCTACGACTGGCTAATCTCAGAGGGAAACTCACCAAACATGGCAGCGATGCTTGCGTTTCAAAAGCCTCCAGGTAGCTGGAATACAGACGCAGACTTCAATCGTCGGGAACATGGACGCATGTCTTCGATGGCTGATGACAATCTTGAAGCCATCACCAAGATCGCAAGGCGTAGCGGAATCAATACTCAAGGAAAAACGTACAACGGTCAGCTTGGGAAATATAACGATCCCGCCGCGTGGGTATCAGGAACTGGGGATGTCAGGGCGTCAGCAATGGAAAAGCAGCTCGATATCGACGGCATGGTCAAGGTCAATGCCTACAGGGGCAAAAAGAAAAAGACGCGGTTGGCAAAAGACATCGTGGATAGGCTTGAACAACGAGCGAGGTCAAGCGATGCAAAGCTAGATGAAAAATGCCGGAATAGCGATAATGCGAGGACAGACCTGAGAAACAAGCTTATAAGCAAGCATAGCAAGCCAAGGGAATGATGGTGAACTATTTAATGAGCAAGGAGCGAAGAGTCGATGTCCGGTCGTCTGCGAGACTGGTGTATCTAGGTACGGTTCGTCGTTTCATTACTCCTCACCTAAACAAACCAGAGATTCTAAGGATTGCGGTCGGGGAAACTCGTCAAACGCTCATCGAAAGCAAAAAGTTTGACTCTGTGATTGGAGGCATCTTGCTCGCCGTCGCAATGAAGATGGTTGAGAAGCTTGTAGAAAAATGGCTCGACGAAAACCTGTTCAACATCGAGTCAGTTCCACCGCAGTTCGCTAAAGGAGAACCGGGCTATGCTGAGAAATAACAAAAGCTTTCAGTTTCTAGTTGGTTGCTTCGTTCTGTTTCTAGCGTGGAAGCTTTATTCAGTTGGAGCATTCGAGTGGTTCCAGAAGAAAGATACGGAAGGTTTCGAGAGTGTTTCGTTGGTCACGCTTTTTCTCACTGCGGCAGTCAGCGCGATCCAAATGGTTGGCCTAGTTGCAATCATGGTGGTTGGCGGACTTGCTCCAGCAGCGGAGAAAGCTGTCGATTACATAAGGGCAAAGATGCCGAAGGTAGACCGAGCTGCTCAAGTCATCGAGGAGAAAGTGGATGCTGAAAAACTTATTGCAACGCTTAACAGCCTGGATGAACGCATCCGATCCATCGAAATCAAAGTCGGAGATGACCAGTGATCGACATCCTCCAAGACACCCCTGCGCCTGCCCAAGAAAAGCAGAAGCCAGTCAAGAAAGTAAATGTGAATTTGCTGCTTGTTCTTGCGCTTGCGTGGGTTGTTTACGACAGCAGCTACTGGAAAAAGTTTGCTCCTTCGGTTGCTGTCCCTTCAGAGAAGTCTGCACAGGTGTTATTTGTGACGGACGAGAGTATGACGCCGGGGCAGGGTCAGGCGAGCGTGAGCATGAAGGTGGATGATTTCTGCGACGAGAACGGAATCGAGAAGCGGCGACTTGAAGTCGGTCAAGACACATCCGGCGCGGAGAAGTGGCTGCAAGAAATGGCAGAGATTGGCTACGGACAAGCACCAGCAGTGGTGTTTCGGTCAAAGTCTGGTCGGCTCGATTGCATCCCGATGCCGGGTAGTATCGACGATGCGATCTCAGAGATAAGGAGCAGGCTGTGAGCGACATTAGCTGGGACGCAAATACCGATGGAGTATGTGGGTACGAGTCTCGCGACTGGGACTTGCATCCACAGTTCAGTTCGCACCCAGAGTACAGCGGCGCGATCTACCCTCGCAAAGACTGGGTGGAGCTGATCGAGCTACAGAAAAAGAATCGCACAAGCCCAATGGATGTCCACAAGGGAAACAGCATTCCCGTGGAAAATCAGGGTCGATACGGTTATTGCTGGATGTACGGAACTGTCGGCTGTATCACCAACCGATACGCAGCGCAGGGCATTGATCCTGTGCCTAACTTGAACCCGCACAGTACAGCAGCAATGGGCAAGAGGTACAGAAACCAAGGTGGATATGGAATTGAAGCTACCAGTTTCGTGCAACAGAGGGGAATCGCTACCTACGACACATGGCCCCAGTACAGCAACAACAGGTCACTGGAGACTGACCCGAAGGTGATTGCAGACTGCAAGAAGCACAAGCTTGTGACTTTCGAGGAGCTTCCTCGCGATAGCTTTGATGCAGTGATGTCTGCTCTCATTGATCCCATCGACCCATCACCATGCACATTGGCATTTAGCTGGTGGAGACACCTCGTTGCTGGCCTGCAAGGACTGTACCGGGGCAGCGGAAGAAACATCGAATATGGCCTTGGCTTCGTTAATAGCTGGGGTGAGAAGTGGGGTGACAAGGGCTACGGAACAGTCTGGAACTCCAAAGCAAAACCATTTGAGTCAGTAGCAGTTCGTTCCGTTAAAGCGGTCAAGGAAGGTTGAAAATGAGACTTGCAAAATTAGCAGACGCTTGCCTGTATTTCATGGCAGGATCAGTGATCTTCGCAGTCGTTGCGGCGTTCGTCGGTCAAATGTCAGAGGGTGCGACAGCAGAAGAGTATCAGGATCACTACGAGAAGGTTTCCGAGCCTATCATCCTGACCGCATCAGAGGCAGCAGAGGCAAGCTTGGAGGAAGCCAATAAGCCGGTCAAGAAGGCTGTTGCCAGTTGTGTAAACGGTGTTTGCGGAGTCGTGAAGAACGTGCAAGAGAACAAGCCAGTGCGAACTGCTGTTCGTTCATCTTGTCAGCGTGTCCGTCGAGGAATCTTTTTTCGATGGAGACGACGATGATTCTAGCAACAGTTGATCCAACAACAGTTGGGATGCTGCTAACCGCCTGTGGAGTCCTCGGAAGTGCCGTGGGTTTTCTATACAAGCAACAGTCGCAGTTTCACAAAGACACATCAGAAAAGCTGCGTGACTGCGAGTCGGATCGAGTTGCGCTGTGGGCGGAACTTGCAAAGCAAGCTGGTCGCAAGCTCGATGAGTTCAAGAAGGAACTAGGGAGCGGCTGATAATCCATGCCAACCTATACTTACACGAACAGCACATCGCAATCCGGTTACTCGGTTCAGCAAGATGTTTCAGTTTCCAACCTCGATGCTGTTTCTTCAAACATTACAAAGATCACGTTGAGTGTTACGTTTTCAAGTAGCAGTTGGCAAGGTGTTGAGTGCTATGTAAACGACCCAGACTATGGCACTCACTACATATTTTTTAGCGGTGGCCTGCCGTTTGGCAGCGGATCAAGAACAGAGACACTGGTGGTATCAAGCAGCAACTACCCTTCAAGCTTTGATGGGACTTGGGAGTTTCATTTATCAGACATGATGATGAACTCAATCTCAGTTTCATCTGCCTCGCTGATAGCGGAAGTATCTGGTGGAGCATCTTTCAAGGCGTATTATGTCAACAACATCAATAACGTCACAGGATTTAATCAATGATTAAGAATACCACAGGACAACACATTAGCTTCATCGCTATAGCAACTGCGGACGGAGCAGCGGTGACGACCGGAACACCGACTGTCTATCTTTCCAAGGATGGAGCAGCGCAGGCTACGAGCAGCAACACTGCATCGCACTTGGGCAACGGAGTCTGGGTTCTTGATCTCACGCAAGCTGAAACAAATGCAGATCACTTGTCTGCGGTGATGGTGCTAACAAATGCGGTCAACAGCTTCGCTCAAGCATTCCCAGTTGTTCAGGCTGACTTCAAGGCAGATGTTTCGGCCTTGGCTTTGTCTAGGCATTACACATTCAACAACTCCAGCGGAACCGATTACGTTGATGTGTATCTGAACAATGATGCGGCAACAAATTTCCCGAAGGTGCAAAAAGCAATTGTTCGGCTCAAGATAAGCGGGAGTGTTGCTTCGGCATCAGACTGGCGATTGACACTCCATCCACCATCAGGTGGGCCATCTGGAGGTTTTGATCTGATTTCAGGAGTGACGCTTTCTACAAGTCTGTCAAACAAGATCATACAGACTGAAGTTGACCTGACTGATGCTGACGTTGTTGACGGAAGCTGGTCGATTGTTCTTGAAGACTTCAATGCGGCTGGAAACGTACTTTCGATCAACGATGCCGAAATTGAGTTTTCTGACGTACCGGCATCAATCGGTGACGCCACAGCAGCAAACCAAACATCAATATCAAGCGCAATTTCTTCGCTAAATGATTTTGATCCTTCCACAGATGCAGTGGCAAGCGTCACGACAGTCGGAAGCGTTACAAGCGCAGTTACCACATCCAACGCATCGGATGTCACAGCAATCAAAGCGGTGACAGACAACCTTCCTGATAGCGGAGCATTGACCTCCATCGCAACGGCCTCCGCGCTCAGTACAGTAGATACAGTTGTAGACGGGATCAAATCAGTCACTGACAATCTTCCAGACAGTGGTGCGCTTACTTCCTTGGCAACAGCAGCAAGCATTTCTGGCTTGAATGACTTTGATCCAGCCACGCAGACAGTGACAACTGACGCAGCAAGCAGAACAGCGAGTCAAGCCGATGTTTCATCATTAGCAACGGCAGCAAGTATCTCTGCGTTAAACGACTTCGACCCCGCTACTGATACCGTAACCACAGACGCAGCAAGCAGGACGGCGAGCCAAGCCGATGTATCCTCGCTGGCAACGACATCGGACCTTGCGGTTGTTGATTCAAATGTGGATGCAATCAAAGTTAAGACAGATCAAATGGTGTTCAGTAACGCCAATGAGCTTGACTGCAATGCGGTCACGGGCGGCGGGGGAGATGATGCGGCAACGATCTACAATTACTTCACCGCATCCAGCAGGCAAGACACCTTCCGCGCAGACGTATCTTCATTAGCCACAGCAGCAAGTGTGTCTGCACTCAACGATTTCGACCCAGCCACGCAGACCGTAACCACAGATGCAGCGAGCAGGACTGCTAGTCAGGCAGATGTTTCATCGTTAGCCACAGCAGCAAGCATTTCTTCGCTTAATGACTTCGACCCCGCTTCAGATGCAGTCGCAAATGTGACGACTGTTGGTTCGGTCACAAATGCAGTGACAACATCCAACGCAGCAGATGTCACAGCGATAAAATCTGTCACGGACAAGATAGACACTGCGCTAGTTCAAGATGGGTCAGTATATCAGTACACAACTAACGCATTGGAGAACGCTCCGAGTGGTGGCGGTGGTGGTTTAACGCAAGCCGATGTAAGAGCTGCTGTTGGACTTGCTTCAGCGAACCTCGATACACAGCTTTCGACTATTGATGCGGTTGTGGATGCCGTCCTTGTTGACACTGGAACTGACATCCCTGCTTCCATTTCCGCACTAAATGACTTTGATCCAGCGACACAGACAGTAACCACAGACGCTGCCAGTAGGACAGCAAGCCAAGCTGATGTGTCACTGTTAGCAACGGCAGCAAGCATAACTGCTCTGAACGATTTTGACGCCTCTACGGACATGGTTATTGTTAGCACAAACAATGACAAGTCTGGTTACTCTCTTTCCACAGCACCTCCCACGGCATCCGAGATATACCAAGAGTTTACCAGTGGCACAAACGAAGACGTTTTCAAGGCATCTGGCTTTGCGACAGTCAATCCAGACAACGCATCTATCGCAGCAATCAAAAGCAAGACTGACAGCTTGACTTTTACAATCGCCAATCAAGTTGACGCTAACGCAGTCACGGGTGGCGGTCAGCCCATTGGGTCGGGTGCGATCTCTCACACAGTTACGGTCAACATAGACAATGTGCCAGCCAACGCTGTTGATGTTTGGGTAACAACAGATGAATTAGGAGCAAACGTAGTGGCTGGGACGCTGGTAACTAATCAGGCGGGACAGGCTACTTTCCAGCTTGATGCCGGAAGCTACTACCTGTGGTGTCAACGCAGTGGCGTCAACTTTACAAATCCAACCGCATTCACTGTGAGCTAACGAATGACTACTGTAAATGGAACTACAGCAAGCGGCGCAAGTTCGCCCACAATATCCCAAGACACAAGCAGAGTCCTGACTCTACAAGGATTGGTGTCTCATGTGATGGATGTGTTCGATCTCAGCGACAACGAGATGGATGTTCGCAGGGCAAAGCGATCAGCAATGTGGGGTTACGAGCAGGCTCTCACTCGCCACCAATGGAATCTTTACGACGACGAAACCACAGTCTATTTGAATCCAGAAGACAAGGAAGGCAGTGTTTCTATAAGTTCCTCTGGGGTGGTTACCAGGACTTCGCCTGCTTGGCCTGCGTATGCAGATAAGTGCAGTTTTTACATAGGCGATGATCGAGCCTATCGTGTTAAAAGTAGAGAAAGTGATACGCAGATAACGCTTGAAGACTGGAACGGGCAAGTTGAAAATCCCGCAGCATTTTCACTGCGTCAAGACAGGGTTTTAATTCCAGGTGACGTAAGAGAGGTGTATGACGTTTGGTACAACGGCGAGGACAGATGTTTGCATCCAGTGGATGTTAAGACATTTCGCGAATACGACAGGCCTCGCATTTACAGGGGAAGTGATCCAAGGATGGTTTGCTTTCGTTCGGCCATGCTTGATGGAAAGCAGCGTACTGAGATGCGAGTCAGCCCTGCTGCTACCAGCGCAGTGGAAGTCGATATTGCTTACATGCGGACTGCTCGCATCCCCAAGGTCTTGGAGTTTTGCTCTGGTGTCAGCACATCAGGATCGGTGGTGACCTTATCAACCCCAGTTCCGGTTGGCATCAGTCTTGTGGGGTCGCTTGTAAGAGTTGCCGCCACGACTTCATCGTCGCCAGAGGCGGAATTAGGGTTTGGTATCTCAAGCGAAGTTCCTGTCGCATTTGAGGGATTTATCACAGAGCAGTCTAGCACGACTTCATTCATGGTTGCTGGCATTCCAAGCATGAGTGACGGAAAACTGGTTATCACCGATACACTAGACATTTCCCCAAGGCTTTTGCTTGCAGTCAAGAGTTACGCAGAGGCGCAAATGTCAAGGATTGGCCGGGGCGATATACGCGAGTATCGAACGCTGATGGTCGAGGCTGACGAGCAGCTTAGGTATGCGATGGAGCAAGACCCGCCTTACACAAAGCGAGGAAGCTATCCGAACATTCAAGTAGATCATCTCGAAAAGACTATCTACGTTTCAGAGAGCTAACAAGGATGACAGGCATACAGCACACAGACTGGTCGGTTTCCACCACACATGCACAGTTGGTTAATGACAACTGGCCTGACGGTGTCAGTGTGCGCAGGCCAGAACTTTTGAAAAAGATACCTGGAGTCACTGGCAAGCGATTCACGGAAACAGTCAAAAGTGGTGTATGGATGAAGCCGCTTGGTAGTCAGCCTGGTCGCACATTTAGCGGAGTGCGTGATGTTGTTCGAAAAACACTGGTGGTTTTTGTTTCAGGCAGCAGCACAAGGCAATCTTCTGGGGCCACAGATTACGAGCTAATTCGCGACAAAATACGAGACTTATTCCAAGACCGCAGGGCAACCGGAATGAATGGCGAACTGTACAGTTTTACTTCGATGGGCGACTACGACACGGACGATGTTGTTAGTCGCAAGTACGACATCGACACGATTGAAATTAGCACCGTATTCAGGGAGGATCGGGCATGACCTGTATCGACACTTGTGGAAGCCAAGGCGTTTACACCTCGATGTTGGTCGAGGACAGCGACATTGTGGATTGCAACCCGGCAACCTTTGATGCCAATTCAGAGCGGTATGAAATCCTGAGCGAAGGTATCCGCTTCACGGATACGCTCCTCGGAGGCAATGGCCTGACTGGAACTATTGACAAAATCGGGAACCATACTCGTCACGGCGCGAGAATTGTTGTTGGTCAGTTCACGCTTGAAGTTGGTCCTTACGAGCTAGACAACTGGCTTCCGAGAATACTTGGAAACGATGCTAGTGGAACCACATTCACAACCGACGAAGTTTTTGATCTCAAGCCTTTTGACATCATGCTCAAGCGCGACCAAGGCACGGTTATCTATCGAAGGTGTAGTGTCAACTCAGCAACCATGACATCGACCGCGAGCATCGGTGGGCAGGAGCAGGTGATGAGACTGACGTTACAGGTGATGGGTTACGAGGAACATGACGCAACCTACCCAGCTACCGCACCATCCCTGCCTTCAGAAGAACGATTGTACTGGCTTCTTGGCGATGGAAAGCTTGAGATGACTCCCGATGGCGGAAGCTCGACTGAGTATTACTTTGACGCTTTCAGCTTGCGCATTGACAACAACTTGACTCCCAAGACGCGAAACTTCTTGAGCGTAACATGCGTCCAGACAAATGGAAGAACGATCAGGATGAGGGTCAGAACTCCTTACACTTCGAGTTCGCACACCAACCTTTACATCAACGACTTCAAGGGTGAGGGTATTCTTTCATTCTTGGGTTCCAAGAACCCTGAAGTGCCGTCTGCCTACAGCACGGTGATTACCTTGCCTGAGTTGCGCCAAACAAGAATCACGCCAAACACGGCAGGCAGAGGTGAGATTCCGCTGTCTTTGGACCTTGAAGCGTACCGATCCGCATCGGATGAGCCGATCACGATCACCAATGCTCATCCATAGGAGTCGTTATGCCAGACCCAAACGATCCTAGCAGCTACGATCCTAATGAAGACGACTGGACTGTTCCGCCTGACAGCGGTGTGGATGCAGACGGAAATGCGGTTTCGCGTGACCCGAATGCACCGGACGAAGACATTCCACTCAATCCTTATGACGCAGCACTTATTGGGCCACAGCAGCCGGTCGATGCTGATGGCTTACCGATTAGTACGCCTCCTGCTCCAGCAAGCTCTGAGCCAATGGAGGATGGGCTTGAGGACGAGCCACCGGAGGAAGATCCACCGGAGGAAGATCCACCGGAGGATGATCCAGAAGAAAAGAAGCCTCCAATTCAGAAGCGAGTGGTTCGCAAGAAGCCAAGGCTTCCCGGAGCCAAGGGTCCGCTTGAGGTCGATTCTATTGGAGACTACCTCGAAGATGTTGACTGGACTGAGATAGACAGCCAGGCGAGGAAGCAGGCCGAAGAAAACTATCCTGAAGACAAGAGCGATCCAGAGCCTGAGCCACCGCCTGAAACTGAACCTGAACCAAAGCCAGATTCAGAAACGACTTTTGGTATCTTTCGCCAAGAACCAGAACCTCCACCAGAGCCTCCACCAGAGACTCCACTAGAGCCTCCACCAGATGAAGACAAAGGGGAAAAGCCTAGCACAGTTTCTGGTGACATGGGCGAGGTTGAGAGCAACTCGTACTACAGCCCACCTTCTCAGGAATCCATCGTTCCAGTTGGACCGCCTGCAACGCCAGAGCATTTGCGAAAACAGAGAGAGGTTGATCTATCAGATTCTGGCTCGCAGGGACCATCGAGCTTTAGTCAGCCGGGGCAAAACCGAACCGCCAAAGAGGATGCTGTAGAGCGAGCAACGGATGCTATTAACACAGCAACTGGAAGGATCGTAGACACGCTTTCTGCTCTTGCGCAAGTAATGAACAATCATTCTCACAGGATCGCTCAGATAGAAGACCAACTAGACATGGAGAGCGAGCGAGATGTCAGCTAAAGGAATGCAGTTTTACTACGGAAATTACCTCCATGAAAAAGGGGAGGTGTATCCAGAAGCCATCGAGATCATTCCGCGATTCGGTCCAGAGGGAATGCGTTGGGGGGCCGACTATGTATGGCGACTCAGAGGAAACTTTTTTCAAGACCCGAACCAGTCTGCTGAACTCAATGCTGCTCAAGTAGGAACGAAGATTGGGCAACTCAGAGCAGCGTACAACCAGAACTACCAGAACTGCGGATTTCTCCTCGACAATGGCAGTCCCTCAGCCCATGTATTAAACAGCAATGATACATACAACCTGTCTGGGAACAGGGTGACACGACGAAGCTGGGACAATCTGACAGAAGGTGAGTATGCAAACACTCGCTCTTACTCAATGACGATCCAAGCTCTCTACCAGATGGCAGACAGTCAAGTGATTAGCTTCAGTGAGGGTATTTCCAAGACGGGTACGGGAGGTCCAACGTGGAAGGTGCGATCAAATTGGCGAGGCGAGCCATACAAACACTTTCTTACCGCAAAGTCCAAGGTGGTTCATGTCCAGCAAGGCGAGATCGTTTCGCTGGGTAGCTGGTTTAGCCCGCCAAGTCCGTACTGGCCCCAAGAAGAAATGCAGGAGCATCGGGTCATTACGATGCACACCCCAAAGTATCACGGCAACGGCAAGCCAACTCACTTCCGAATGACCTACAAGTATGTCTTTGAGCGGCTTGGCGACCAACCAAACTTCCGACCCAACAGCGGGTACAACATTCCATGACAGTCAATGTTGAACTCAGGGACTTTCCTGATGTCTTTAAGATGCACTTTGTTCAGGGTTCGCAGGCGAAGCCCGGAAGGTGTGTAATTGACTGCACCGTAGGAAACCCCGGTAATCTCGGAAGTGTAGGTCCAGCTAGACCAAGAGTCACAACGCTTGTTGCAGAGACAGACGGTTGGTTTGCAACGTGGAACAACATGCGTGTGGTCAAAGCGATCAAGTCTCGATACGACTGTTTGCATGTAGTGCTAGAAGACTCTCGCTGGATTCTTGAAGAACACAAGCTTGACCAAAACTGGAATGATCGAGATGCGTTTGGAAGAATAAAGTCAGGGACTCAGCAAAGCATCAGCCAGCTTGTCACTCAAATCCTTGACGCCTGTGACAATCGAATATCCATTGTCGTTGATAGCAGCGTCCCAAGCTTTAAGCCTCCAGCAAGGTGGGCAGAACAAACTTGCGCTGAGGCGATGCAAGACTTGCTAAATAACACTGGGTGCAGACTTGTTTACGCCCCGGAGACTGGTGAGTATGTCATGTCATTAGCAGGCTCTGGAAGCCTCCCCGACTTCCCTGTAAAGAAATACAAGCCTGCACCGAGCAACAACCTAAAGAACGTGCGGTTCATGACTGCTCCTGCTGTGTATGAGGAGAGAGTGGACTGCACCGCTGTTTACATTGATAGCTCAACTGGTGAAGCCACTGCCTTGCCAGCAGACACGACACTGAGCCTAGTGCATGACGAATCTGATTCAGACCATTACCAGCATGACTATCGCCTCTGGAAGCCCTCTGAATCGAGCGACCGCTTGTATATTAAGCACCGCCCCAAGTCGATCCTGAATGATCCTGAGCGACCGCAGTATGAACAGGGAAGAGTTATACGAGATGACTGGGAGCCATTTCCTGTTCATCAATCAATAGTCTCAAAGGCTGGGTCAATTACAGGGATCATTGAAGCGACTAATGGTGGACAAGTTTTTGTCACAGATCATCCGGTCTTGTCGGCGCAGTCAAATGGAACAATATCAACAACTGCAACAGTTCTGACTGGATACTACAAGAAGGATGGAGCGAACGGTTTTTACCGCGATCATGTTCCGGTCATGATCGACCCGACAAAGACAACTGAGTTAAAAGTGTTTGTTGATTGGGTTGTACCCATAAGCTCAAACGAGCCAGACATTTTCAATCCTCCCCTTGGAGACTGGGAGAGCCTGTTTAAGCAAGTATGTCAGGCACTTATTCGGAAGTACAACCCTCCTGAGCCAGCCCAAACAATAACTACCGACAAATTCCATCAGCTTGGTGGTATCGGACAGATCGGAGGCGTTGAGTACGAGTTTTCCATTGCTCAACGTCAAGTAGGCAAGAAGCACACCATGAGAATTGCGCTAAACCACCAGCCCGGTACGGAGTCAATGATCCGATAATGTTCTACGCAAGAATAGCTATTGCAACGTGCATGGAAGCGGCGGACCCACGGGACGGGGAAACATGCCCAGTGTTCAATGCAAAGCTGCGCCTATTTGAAAACGCATCTGCTCCCGTTCCGCCAGCGGATCATCCAGACGACCTTACTCTGGCTACTATCGACTCCCAACACGTTCCGGTAGTCAACACCACAGAGCAAGCGATAGCAGTTGATGACGAGATACTGGTGGGGCAGACTATTGATGAGCGGTGGGTGATAATCAATGGTGGAACTGGTTCGCCCCGGATTCAGTTTGTAACAACCGGCAAGATGGCAGGCCAGCAGGTAGAGGTAAAGGTCTTGCGAGTTCACGGTGCAGCACCAGACCTCAGCGGTGGTGTCCTTGAGTTTGGTAGTACGTTGAACGTAACGGACCCGTTTAACCTTTGGGCAGAGGTAGAGCCGGACGCAACAGGATGGGCATATTATGTTGCACAGTCAGAAGATGATCCAGACACAGGAGGTGTCACAGAGCCTACGCATCCAGCGCGATACGAGATCGAGGAGTGCAGCCTTCCTATCAAAGAGCTTGAGGGAACGATTGAGACATGCCTTAAAAAGGAAGACGATCAGAAGGATGTGACAATCGACTTAATGGGTGGTGATGTTAGAAGTTCCTATCCTTGCGTTGATGAGCCACCAGAGGCGTCTGAGAGCGGAATAATCTCAGCAGATAATACATACAACCTCGATGCAGTCAGTGGATCAAAGGTATTTATTCGCAGAAAGACCGACCTGAAGCCATCTACACCGGAAGACTTCGACCTTGGCTCTGGGTCAGCAACGCAAGCAGACTGGGAGATTATCAGGGTTGAGAAGAAGATCGCTCGGTGGACAGGGTGTCGATGGACAGGGACAGAGTGGCAGCAAACAGGAAGCGTCTGGGACGGGTTTGATCCATTCGAGGCAGATTGCCCGCCACCTTTCTCAGCAGCTTCTGTGGCTTGTCTGCCAAAGGAATCTACTGAAGGAATTGCTTGCTACAATCCTGAGTCGCATCTGTATGTTGTAGTATCAACTGCTTCAGCTTTACTGGGGCCACCAGCAAAGCATCAGGTTCTTCAGGGAACTGATAGTCAAGGTAACCAGAACATATCGTTCGACACCTTAAATTGCCCCACAGTAACAATGAATTACCAAGTCATGGACTTGTATGGCTGGAGCGAAGACGAGACTATGGAAGACTGTGCAGAGAAAAATCAGCCAAGAAGCGCATACCTGGCACTGGCATCAGTAAACGCAATGACTACCCCTTACTTGTGCGCGGGAACATGCACGTTCACTTCAACGCTAGTCAATAATGTTTGGACTTGGGTTGGCTCAGGATGCACTGTCGGCTGTAGTTGCTCGTATGGTTCGGGAAGTTTGCCTGACCCCTCGGATCCTGCGAACCAAAACCAAACGATAGATGGAACCTGTGGCAACCCAGTGGATGGTCAAGGCGGTCTTTGTTTTGCGACCACGCAAGTCCTTGCATGTCCTTCACCTATTGCTGGTCCTGTTGTTTGCATTCCTGTTACAGACTGTCCTGAAGACACGACAGGAGATCCGTGATGCCTCTGTATAGATATAACGGTCAACTTCTCTGGAGGAGGCAGCACGGTGGCTTGGCGATCCATGAGCGATGTTGCTGTGACGACTGTAAATGTATCGGATGCGACCAATGCCCGGATCATTGCCTGACTATAGTTCAGCTTTTTCTTGCTTGGGAAAATTGTCCTTGCCCGTACCTTGTGTTTGAGTTTCCACCTCTACCCGCGCAGGCCGAGTGCATTCCCGATCCCGCCTGCCCAAGTGGAAAGACTTGCAATGACGGAGTTGACAACGGAAAGAACTGCGACTGGATAGAAAACTGCAAGTGGCGGCTTTATGGTTCGTGGTTTTGCATGATAGACGAAAATACTGGCGCACCAGAATTTTCAAATTGTGGGACAGTTATCGCGGAGGCGATTAGCTCAACTGAATGGAAGTTTACTGTTGAAAATGGCCCAACCAACTGCGTTACGTTTGCAGGAGATGCTGACCAAGATTGCTTAGACGCTGTAGCAGACCCGGATGGAAGCGTAACGCTTGATGTCACGGCTGTGACTAGCCCCGCTGTGCTAACCACAATCTGCGAAACTCCAACTTCCAATGTTGTGTTTGGCCCTTTCGCATCAGCCAATCAGAACGCAGGGAGTTCCCCGAATGGCTGCTTTTCGGAAGGTGACATTGAGTGGACAGCAGCACTGTGCTGCCCAGACGATAGCAGCGGTGACGGTGACGGTGACGGCGGCGGTGACGGCGGCGGTGGAGGAGGCAGTGATCCCTTGGGATGCTGCACAAATTCTGACTACACAACCACCCCAGACACAACACAAGCAGACTGTGAAGCAGGAGGCGGTTACTGGCAGCAAGGCGATTGCGACGAGGGATACCCATGAGCATTCTCAAGCAAATCAAAGAGATGGGGTACACAGTGCGTATCCATCCAAAAAAAAGAAGACTAGGCGTTATGCCTTGGGACAAGTGTGACCCTGAGACACGCCAGTGGTTCACCGATCACCGCACAGAGATTGAGTCAGAGCTGCGAGGGCAAAGCACGGTTGGCTCTCAGCTAAAGAGGCTAATCGAGAAGAGCGTACCGAAGGCGATGCTTGACAAGGTTCCCAAGTCTACCTGCGGTTGTTCAGACCTTGAAAAAAAGATGAACACATGGGGCATTGAGAAGTGCCAGCAAGAGTCTGAGTACATTATTTCGCACTTGGTGGGTCAGACAGACAAGATGGGCAAAGCTGCGACTGTTGTGCCACTGGTGGTGAGGAGAAAAGCAGCGGAAAAAATGCTCAAGATTGCAATCAAGATGGAGCAAAAGGCAAAACTCGCGGAATAGAAGGATTCTCCAGTAAAATAGTTTGCGACTACGTCACGGAAGGAATCGCATGCCAGATCAAAATAGCTACAGCCTGCTGAATGCTGGTGTTGCGCGATTAAATAAAGCCATGCATACATCGTCTGATCCGAGGGACAAGATGGTTGGCATGATGCAGCAACAAGGCAGATCGTATGACGCCCAATCCCCTGTTGGGTTAGGTCTTGTTCGCAAGAGGCATCCTGGAAGGCGACTGAGTAATTATTCGGATTTTATTCCAAGATCAAATCTGCCACCAACTCGATCCTTTGCTCGTCGCGGAACTGGCCTTGCTTACGTTCCAAAGACTTTACCTTCGTCTACTAGAAGCGTTGGTCGTCCTTTAGCTATCAACCATGAATTTGAACATGCCTTTGAACAGCATCCAAAAATGCCACATGACAAGAGCGAGATAGCACCAATCTTTGGCGACTTAGTGTTTGGGGCAGAGAACTTCCGAAGGCAGGAAGGAAAGCCGCTGCTTGGTAAGATTCCTGTCGGATACAAAAACCAGGACATTGAGTGGATGCGAGGCCAAGCGCAGAAGCATGGCTACTTTGATGGACGGTCTATGACCAGCTTGCTGGGTACGCCCGAAGGTGTGAGTTATCTAAAACAGGCGGCGTTGGGGCCGTTAAGCCAAAGAAAGGATTAGGAAAATACCATGATGTTCCAACGACCACCGCGTGGGCCGCAGCATAGGGCTGCTGAATACAACCCATTGGCTCCCAATCCATTTGTGCCGCCGAATCTGCCGGGCGGTGCGGTTCCGTCTGTCAGGATGCCACAAATGAACATGCAGCCTGCGGTTCCATCTGTGCCGATGCCACAGTTGAGTCCACAGCCAGCAGTTCCATCTGCGCGAATGCCGCAGTTGGGGCAACGTGGCGCGGCTGCACCGCCACCCGCACCAGCAGCGAAGTTGCGCGCCCCGAAGAAGATGAACACAGAAACCGATGCGCAATATCAGGCACGGTTGCAGCGTCTTGGTGCTAATCCTGCCGCACCGCCAGTACCAAGTTCTGGTGGGCTGCAAAAGCAAAACACCGAGTCAAATGCTCAGTTTCAAGCTAGGCTTAAACGCGCGGCTGGAGGATATCCGCAGCCTCCAAAGCCAACTTACACCGGAGGTGGTGGAGCCACTATGAGGGCTTTGCCAATGAAACCTATCCCCATCATTCCTGACGCGACCAGTCAGACAAGTCCAAGTGACGCGATGCAGCCGATGCAGCGAGACTACTTCAATGAACAGGCGGTTGATGGTTCTCTGGATCAGCTTGCTGAAAATTCAAGAAGCAGCATCCTGCCAACAGAATCTCCACAACGAGACTTTTACGACCGAACCGGAACCACACCTCTATTTACACCAGGATTGATGCAGGCTGCGCCTACAAGAGTGCCTGTTGCTCCCGGCGTCAATGAAGAGTTGTTGAGCAGGCTTCCGTCCCGCAGCGAACGAGACAGGTCAACTATGCAGCCCGGAGGCATGGGTTTTACTGAGCCAGTTGAAGGTGATGGTTACACATTCAAGGGCAGCGGAGCAACGCCCGGAACTCGTTTCGATGCAGGCATGTTCCGAAATCGCCAAGATCAGATCGACTTCTTGGACAAAAAAGTTGCTGACCACATGGCGCAGGCTGATGAGAATGGTGTTGTCACAACGCCCTCTGGAGCAACGAGAACAATCGACTCTGATCCATCTTCTCCCACTTACGGGAAGATGAAAATAACTAATTCCGGCAGAGCAATGTATGGGCCAAGCGTTCCAGAGGAAGTCAGGGCATTGATTGATGACAACGATGGAGATGCCAGCATTCTATACACCGAGAATGGTCGTGACGCCAGAAAGGCTTTGAACGCGGCCAGAGAGCCTCGCAGGAAAGCTCGTCTTGCTGGTGAGGTCTACATCGACCCAGCCACAGGAGCAGTGTCCGACTACGGCAGATTCAATGAAGCTAGAGAAGCTCGTCAGGAACGCAAGGATGCTGCTAGAGAACTGCGAATGCGTAGGGCGCAGCTAATGAATTATGGAAGGACTGGTGGAGTCACTGTAGCACCGGGTGGTGGGATTGGAGGTCCGATGACTGTGGGAACACAAGCAACCTTTGGTCCTAACATGAGTCTCAATCAAGCCACTCGCATGGCACAGAGTCAGTTGGATCAAGAGGAACGTGCGTCAGATGCTCTGCGTAGGGTAGAGCAGCAGCAAGCAATACAGAACAGATTGCAGGCAGCACAGGCTATGCAGGACGGACCTGAGAAGGATGCCCTTTTGCAACAGATTAGCAATGACGTTCTTCAGCCCAGCGATTCAGCACAAGTAAAGCCAACGCCAGCCAGTGCGAGAGCCAAAGCAGAACGTCAGGTTGAACTTAATGACGCTCAACAGCGACAAGCTGACGAAATAGCAGAAGACCCGATTTCCTTTTACGACAATCAAATGGTGGCACTTGAAGGTTTAGAAACGGACGAGGAACTGGACGCATACTTTAACAGTGAACAAGGTGGAGTTGTCTACACACCAGAGCAGCTTCTTGAACTGAACGAACAGCAAATCCTTGGCCTTGACCAGCAACTTAAAAACGTGGGCAGAGAAGGAGCGAGGCAGGCGGGGCGTTCAGCAGGCCAATTTTTTGGCGGGCCGATTGGCGGTTTCCTAGGTGGTCTAGCTGGCGAGTATCTGATGCCGAATGAGGGTCTTGGATTCACTTTCGGAGAAGAAGAGATCAGGGAAAAGCGAGCGACTTTAGAGAGGCAGAACAAGAAACTCAAAGATTACATTGCTCGCCGCAAGCAAAGGTAATCAAGACAAACCATACTCATAACATCAATAATTGATTATGCAATTCCTTACGGCTGGCGAGTACGCACGCGCAGCAGGCATCGCGGGGGCAAGGAGTTCAGGCTTAGGCTTAGGTCAACCTGACAGTCCTTTGCTGGTAGAGGACACTGAGCCACAGCGTCAGCGCAGAGATTCGTTCCTTACGGGGAAAGAATATCGGCGTCAGCGTGCGCAGGAGCAACTACAGCGGCCATCGTCACGATTGCAGCCAAGCACAGTGCAGCAGCAACCGGCGTCGATTGCGCCACCTTCGCGTCCAAGCATGGAGTCGCAAGTTGACGAAAGGTCGATTCTGCGACAGACAGGTGATGCCGCATTAGATACTGTCGGTGGTCTTGGAAACATCTTGGATGTTCCAGGTAGCGTCGTGCGTGATGTCCTTACTTGGTTGCCCGGCGGTCCTGCACCGGAAAATCCACTCGATCAGTTGCTGCCTTGGAATTGGGCAGACTCAGATGTAAGGATCTCTGGCGAAGAACTGCTTGAAGGGTATGGTCTTCTTGACGACAGTGGAGAACCCAAGGGTTTAGGTACGACATTGGGTCGCATGGGAGCAGGCATCGGTCTGGAAGTCCTGCTTGATCCGTTGACCTATCTATCTTTCGGTGCGTCTGCTGCTGTTAAAGGGGCTGGCAAGGGCGCGCAGGCTGCAAGGTCACTCAAGAAAGTTGGCTTGCTAGATAACATTGATATCTACGCCAAGAATGCTGGTAAGGTCAGTGAGGCAGCGGGGGATATCGGCAAGCGTGAGTCATTGCTCAAGATGTCGGCAGCCGATGCCATTCAGAACCCCGTGAAGCAAAGCGGCACATCTGCCGGCAAGGCAAGTGACTCTTTAAGCAAAGAGTTTGAGAATGCTTTAGCGGGCGATAAACACTTTAAGAAAGCAGCAGAGGCCAAAGGTGCGAAGCGTGGTTCCAAGGAATGGAACAAAATGGTCGATGAGGTCAAGGACGCAAACATATCAGATGGCTACATGAGATTCCGCTTGCCCGGCGGTATTGTTGATACGTCATTTGGTAGTGGCCTTGCACCGGGTGTTGATCGCCTTGCTCGCGGCATGCGGTACAGCAGGCCGATCATTGGCGTCACATCGCGAATGAGCAAAACATTTGAGGGAGCAAAAACTCCTGAATCACAGAAGGCAATCCGAGAAGCCAAGAACTTGTTGCAGCAGGATTTCGTGGTTTCTAAGCAGGAAATGTTTGACAACATCCGTCAGCTTGATCCTCTGCTAAACGACTTCAACAAGTACAACGAAGCCGGTGAAGTTGCCGAAGAAGTTTCCGGTGAAGTGTTGCAGCAGAAGCGGAACCAGATGGGCAACTTCATGATTGAATACCTTGAGGACGTTGGTCGCGTTCGCAAGCAAGACGATCAGTTGATAGCCGAAGAGTTGATGGATGAGGATTCCGGCATCCTAGAGTTCATGCTCAGTCGCGATGAGATATTTGAGGAAACCAGCCAAGACTACGCGGCAAGGTTCCTAAAAGAAAAGTATGACGCACTGAAGGGCAGCGACAATGCAGAGATTGCGGAACAGGCTGACGACATAATCGCGAGGCTGCAAGCGTCGATTGAACCACTCAACCGCATCAAGACTCAGATGGATGACTTGGTCGTCGAAGCATCTGACATGAATGTCGATGTCACTCAGTTGCAGGATTTGTACGCAAGCTACTTCCCAAGAATCCGGCAGACCAGCAAAGGCACAATCACGGGGAACAAGTCTGGTGGTTCCAAATTGTTTGATCCAGAGACACCTCACAAGATCAAGCGAGAAGACAGGTACAGAAACATAGTTGGCGGAACCGCAGCACTTAACCGCATGTCCACTGACACTAGGTTTGCTGGCAGGTTATCACCAACTCTCTGGAATAAAACCAAAGAACTGGCAGAGAAGAAGGGTCAGTTGCAAGATGAGTTCTTCTCCGTAGACAAGGGCTATGGGGCAGAGATGGCAAATTTGTCAGACGATGCCAAGAAGGACTTGTTCAAGGCTATCACTGAACGAACGCCAGAGGATGTCCAAAAGAATATCCCGTTGTTTAGCGTCAACCCAGCGGATGCGGCATTGAGAGCGTTGGAGTCAGCATATAAAGCTAGGTCGAATGCAGATGTGCTGCGAAAGATCGTCGCGGATTCGATGGTCGTCCGTGATCGTGGCATCGACGAGACAGAAGCCGCAATCAAAAACGCATTTGGAGTTGAGGGTGCTGAAAGTGCGTTGGGTACAGTAAGCGAGGCAGCTCAGACAGTCGGTCGCGGAACTGACCAAGGCATGAGCGATGTTGTTCGGCAGCTTGACATACAGGACGGCAGGACTCCACCTGATCAGACAGGTGCGGGTGTAAAGCGGCCTGATGGTGGAGATGGCCCCGGCGGTGACGGCGATCCTGCAACCCCTGAGCCAGATGGCCCTACTGCGGGAACACCGGATGGGTCATCATCTCCTGCCCAAGAGGGTGATACCAAGGGAGTAACGAAAATCGACGATGCGGCAGAAACCGCGACCATCGAAAGCAGGATACGAGAGATAAGTGAGTCCAGCCTGGAGGAACTGACAGCGGAAGGTGGTGTACTTGCTGTCAATGCCCCGGCGTTAAGAAAACTTCGCAATGAGCTATTTGGCGAAGGTCATGGCCTTAAAGGAAGATCAGCCGAGCAGATTCGCCAGACGATATATCAGGAGGCAAAAAAGAGGGCTGGCAAGGCCAAGCAAGATTCTGTTCAGGAGAACCTGAGCAACATCAAGTTTGATGACGCTGAAATAGATGTCGCTCCGCTTGAGCCAGGTGAGATGCTCAGTCAGTTCGATGCAAGTGATTCTCGATCACTCAACGTACTCGACGCAACCGGCTTCTTTATGGGGAAGTCTGATGGTGTATCTTACATGATACGTCTTGCTGATGACGATCAGTCGTCTGCCTTAGCAAGTCTTGGCCGCAACCGCACGCCTGCAAGCGACAACACAATGCGGGCGGCTAGGGAAAGCGTACAGGATTTCGAGGACAAGATCGTCAGGTCTGTCAGTGGCGATGCAGGATACCAAGGCTATGCCGAAGTAGAGGGAATGCAGCTTTCACAATACGTTGACGGGCTTGGCAATCGATTTATCGTGCCGGGTCGTGTTGTGGATACGATTGAGGACATGTATCCAGATGCGATCATGAAGTCATACCAAGAAAGAAACCAAGTTGCTGGTTTGGTTTTTCTTGATGAAGATGCCAATGTGCTGGCAAGAGTAGATAAGTTAGCCAGTAAGTCAGCCGCCTCGCAAAAAGCAGAGACTCTGCGTACTGCTGCAAAGCGACCAAGCACTAGCAAGCTCGATGATGCAATAAGCGGATCGCTGACTACTGTGTATCACGGGACACCAGACCCGGCGGGTTTGACTGAGTCCGATGGTCTTTTGTTTGTTTCAAAGGACAAGTCAGAAGCGGCTCGTTATGCAGATGAATCGAACGCGGGTGGCGGAAGGGTGCTTCGCTTTGAGATTGATGAGTCAAAGCTAATTAGTGAAAGCGAGGCAAATGAGGTCTTAGAAAGCATCGGAGTCAGAGTAGACGCAGAAGACGGAAATCTTTACGAGCGTCTTGATCCTTCTTTTGAAGATTATTACATCGGTGACGAAGCTGTTAGCAAGTTTCGCGCAGAGATGGATAGACGAGGGCATGAGGGCGTAAGGCTTGATGTAGATTACCGGGCAGATGGGACGAAGACTGTTGTTGATCAGAACATCGTCATGATCCGCAAGCCTTCTAGGGACACAAGCGTCCAGGTAGGACCGCGAGAGCGAAGGGCCACAGGGCAGCTAGAGCTTACCAATGAACAGATGCGGGCAATTAGCCATCGCTTAGATGATCCTGATAGCATTGCCGAATCTCTCCAAAGTCAGATGCTAGATGGCGATGATGAATTGATCGAGCGTCTGGGTTATTCGCAGGCTGCTGACGAAGCCGAGTTTCGTGAGCGTGTTGGTGAGGTATCGGAGATGCTCGCTGGTGGGCGGTTTGACGATGCCATGAAGCAAGATGGTGAGCTTGCCGCAGAAATCCTTGAGCAGTCTGTTGATGACAGTATAAACACTTACCTTGATATGTCACGCCAAGAGCTAGGCGGTGACCTCACAAGGAAGCAATTCAACACTATCAAGCGTGAGTTTGCGAGGGCAAAGCAATCGGTTGAATCGTATCTCAAGGTTCCTCCGAGAGCGGTAGATCAGTTGGACCCAACCGCGTCTGCAAGGGACAGGGTTTACTCACAGATGATTGAGACTGTTGGTGAGGAACAGGCCGCGGCCAACATTGCGTTGTCAGATGCTTTTGCTAACCAAGTAGTAAAGTCAGAAAACAATGTCGGATCGGTGGATGAATACTACGAGAGATACCTGACACAAGTCCGGCGGCTGGACGAATATATCAAAGGCAGGGAGGACACTCTAAGCCAAGCTGAGTTAATAAAAGGCCAGCCGGTTTCATCTCTTGTGCGTACTGAAACAGATCCTTTGGTTCTTGCACAGTCTCGCCATCCCGTTTTTCGGTCGCAGTATGACGTATGGATTCTAACGCGAGATGAATCGCTCAAGCCTGGAGCGACCAGCGGAGAAAAACACAATCTTGCATTTAAGGCGTGGATGAAGTCTGACCTTAGTGCTGGTGACTTTCAGGCAATAGGTGACGCACGAAATAGTGAGTGGATTTCGCAGACAGGAATCCCAAGCAACGATAGGTTGCGTCAGATATTGTCTTCTGACAAGAGAGACAAGGTCGTCGATATCTCCCAGTTTGATGGTCAACGAGTCGGGGTGCGAATAGATATTCCTGCGTTTGAAAGTAGCGGGGAATATGTCGTTACGTTGCATGAGGGCAAGGCAGGCGGAAAGGTTATAGCTCACGCAGGGTATGCCCGGATCGAGGGTGAGGTTGACTTGAAGCTTACTGTCGGGCAGCAAAAGGAGTCCAACCGCATCGCGAGAGGAGAAAAGAATAAAACCACTCTAGCGAGAGCATATGGAGAGCTTAGTGCGCCGCAGGGTGCGGAGAATGTTATACCAGCAGACATAGATTCTTGGACTCCGCTCGGCTTCAATCCAAAGAAAGCAAACTTCTTCTATAACAAGCGTAACGGAAAAGAAGTCAGGAGAGGAAATGATGTCATTGCTGTTGGCAATACATTGTTTATGCGAGAGGTAACTGAGTACGGAACAACTCGTAACGCTATTAAGTCACATGGAACTCGTTTCGACATACTCAAGCAGTCAGCTTTTCATGGCAACGGAATCCCGCCATTTGATGCGTTTACTTTAAGCAAGATAGGAACGGGCGAAGGCGCGCAAGTGTATGGGTACGGCCTTTACTTTGCATCACGCAAGGGCGTTGCCAGATACTACCGAGAGACTTTGAGTGGTTGGCGGTATAACGGGGAAAAAATATCAGACTGGGATTTGAACCAATTTCCTGATGCGCACTATGACGATATGAGCATAGGAGAGTACAGGGCGAAATTTTTCGGGCATGATCCTTTTGTTTCTGATGCGGAGGTGATCGCAGCTAGAAACTCAGACCAACGATACCTTGTTGCACAGGTTATTGAAGCACTGCGCCCACCGCTAGCGGGTCGCAACCTAGCGTCCGTGGAGCGTGCATTGCGGTACAAAGCAAGGCAATACAACACGATTGATGCAAGAGGTGTGCGTGCAGATAAAGTCGCTGCTCGCAATCTTGGTGATTATGATCTGGATGTTTTAACCGAGGATGATATCTATCCAGCAGAAGACATCATTGCGACCATGTATCGAATGGTTGACGATGGTGAGTTAGTTCAAGGCAAAGGAACCTTGTACGAGGTTGACCTTGCTCCCAAGGAGAGTGAATACCTCATGTGGGATGATCCATCGTTCGGCCCCGACGCAAGCCCTGTTGTAGCCAAGGCTTTGGATGACATCCTTGAGAAGGAATTGTATCCGTTATTCGAGGACGCAATTTACGATGCTGCCGAAGCCAGCGTTGATCCCGAAATTGCTAGGTTACGTCAGTTTCTCACACCGGAAGACTTCGTCAAAGAAATTGACGGCATGTCAGTACGCCAGCAAACCCTAATGGCAATGGGCTTGGGCGAAGACCCAGAGGGAGGCGACTTCTTGCGCATGCTTGAAACGATTTTTTCCCCGAAAGAAGCCTCGGAGATGTTATTGGAGCGAGGTGTTAAGGGAGTCAAATACCTAGACGGAACTTCTCGCGGAACCAACAAGCCTGCGAGTTACAACTTTGTCATTTTTGATGACGCGGATGTGCATATTCAAAACGTGCTGCACCAGCGAATGCGAGATGCGGTGGGTACGCCTCGCGGAACCATTTTTACCAACCAGCTTGGCGAAGAAGCGGTTATTACTTTGTTTAACGGTTCCGATCTTAGCACTTTGCCGCATGAGTTATCCCACGCATTCAGGCGACAGTTGCACCTGCTAGATGACGACTTGCTTTTGCGTGCTGAACAACACTATGGCGTCAATGCTGCGAGATGGACAGTTGAACAAGAAGAGGCTTTTGCTGAGGACTTTGAACGCTATCTATCTATTGGCAAAGCACCAACGAAAGAACTGGAGAGTGTGTTCTCCAGGATGAAGCAGTGGTTGATCGACGTATACAAGGGTGCAATCGGAACGCCACTGGAGCGGGAACTGTCGGATGAGATGCGTGACATCTTTGACACGATGCTTGGCAAAGAGCCAGTGCAGCGTGGTCCCGATGTTCCTAATCGACCAAAGGTATCAAGGAAAGAGCATCACCGCCGAAGGGACATCTTGGCGGATTACTACGGTGTCCACAAAAACAGCATAACCAAAGCGCGTCGAGAAGAAATTGAAGACGCACTTGCGTTGCATTTAGATGATGCGATTGACGGCACAAAGCAGGCGCAGATGCTGCGACTGCTGCGGGATAAGTTTACCGTCCCAAGAAAGAAAAAGAATGGCGTGTTCACCGAATCCGAAAAGCAGCACGCCAACCGTATCGACAACAACATTATCAAGATGGCAAGGTCTGCTCGCAATCATGTCGAGCGAGGTGTTGTTAAGAAAGGCCATATAGTTGACTCGCTAAATGACAGCACTGGTCGTGGTGGTGATTACACAACTTGGCAGTTTTCTGACGATGCTTCATCAACTCAATACTTTGGCGAGCATTCACCAATCATTTCACAGCTTTCGCCAACCGAAAACAATCCTGATGAAGCTATTTTTCAGGCTTTGCTTGATCTTGAAATCAATCGCGAGATTGTGGCTCTAAATAAACGCAGAGGTGCAAAAGGTCCAAAGTCCAAGTATCGTGATACTATCGCAATGAGTAAGCCAGACATTTACTCTGACGAACAGATACTTGATTTGACCGACAAGCTGGCTAGGGAACGCGGCCAGAGCGTGTACGAGCAAGTGTTTGGTGTTGATCAGATAGATGAAGAGGGTGACATCTTCGATCAGGTTATTGCTGCAAGAGGAAGGCAGGCTGCTAATGAAAGCCTTTCACCTGACGAGCAATTCCAGCGGGCTATTGTTCGCCAAGACCCCAAGCCTGAAATGTTTGAGGCTGGCAAATACTTTGACCAAAAGGCGTTCGACAGAGCAGACACGGGCTATAAGTCGCGACGTACTATCGTTGAGATGGACATCCAAGATTTCCTGCGGATGGCAGAGCGTTTGGATCAGGCCCGCCCATCGAGCCAGGAAAATGTCGCAGCAGCAGTAGCAGAGGGGCAGAAGTTTAGCGACCTTCCTTACCTGTCATTTAGCAATGATGGAAAAGGGACAGCGAGCGTTGTTGGTCATGAGGGTCGCCACCGTGCGATGGAATTGGCGGCACAGGGTGAAACCAAAATGCCGGTGATCCTTGAGTCGGCTGGTGGTCAGGAGGCTATCCGGTGGAGCGAGCAGGGCAAGAGGTCAGGATTTGACCGTATCAGAGGAGTGTGGCCGAAGCAACTTGTGACACAGAATCGCGGCTCGGCTGATTCGATTCCGTTTCCTATTGAAGATCCCCTTGAGGTTAGTCAGCCTGGAATCCAACCAGCAGCACCGTTACTGAACGAGGATGCCGTAGCTGGTGACCAGATGGGGCTGTTTCAAGGCGAAGGTAAGCGACGAAAGTTTAGAAGCGATATCAAGAAGGGTCCAAAGGCCAAGCAAGGCAGTTTGTTTGAGACATCCAACGCTAAGGTTGACCGTGATCAAATGGATTTGTTTGGTGACGATGCCACACCAGAAGACTTGGTTTACAAGCCAAAGCCGGATGAGGGCAAAGATCCCGACATGCTGTTCCAGTCAGCATTCTCTGGCGTCAAGAGGGAAGTCAGGAATGCAGAGGGTGAAGTAGTAGCTCAAGTGGAGATGCCTAGCAGCAAGTGGGCGACGAACAGCAAGAGAACAGTCGTCCGTGCGATGGATGGAGCAAGGCCGCAGGACATGGTCCGAGTCATGTCAGACTTGGTGGTCGAAGAACTTGACCGACTTGATCCGTCACTAAGTCAGCAGGCACAGAAGACGTATGGCGTGGTCAACAATAATTGGGACTTGCGTATCACCAAGGGCGGAGTAACCAAGTCGGCTAGGGAATGGATGGCAGAGGACATGGTCCGTTTCTCTGAGGGCAAGATCAAGCCTCCCGTTGGCATGCACAAGTACATGGCTGGGTTCAAGCAGCACTTGTCTAAGCTCATGGGCAAGAGGGGCGAGTCGCTGGCAAATGATGTAAGAGTCGGCCAGTTGTTCAATGAACTTTTGAAGCCTGAGTCGAGTGGCATGGTTCCGTTCTTCTCGGAAACTGGCGAGAGCGTCATGGGCGCGATGGGCGTCAATCTGGACGCACTAAGATCCACAACCAAGAAACTAAATCATCGCGGTGATCGTGCAAGAAAAGCAATGGTCGCCTTGATACCACCAGAGGCCGCAGAAACAGCCCGCCAAAACATTTTGCGTGAGCGGCATTCAGCCCGGCGTCGAAGGTGGATTGAAAATCGCGACAACTGGCAAAACGAAGCAGATGAACTGAAGGGCAAGCTGGAGGATCTTGCTGGGTCTGATGACAAAGCTGCCATTTCTGAGCTAAGGAGCCAACTCAGGGGTGTTGAAAGGCAGATTCAGGACATACCAGAGGCATCTTACGACGACTGGTACAGGAACGCCTTGCGTAGCGACAAGCGCAAGTACAAGGGTGTGGAGCTAGACATCGAGCCGCAGATGTGGCTTGGGCAAGTCAAACTGCCTCGCCGTATTGCTGAAGACTTGGTGAGTGTCAGTAAGGCAACCACATACCTGACTGACGACAGCAGCATTGGTTCGCTCATTGGCTGGTTTGACGGGTACAACAAACTATTCAAGACAAACGTCACAAGCACCAACCCAGGGTTCCATGTCAGGAACTACTTCTCCGGTTTCATACAGAATGCACTCAACGATGTGACTGATCCGCGTTTCGGCGCAATGGATATTCGTCGATACACCAAGCCTTACGGAGATAGTCAGTCCTTAATGAAGGGCAAGACCATTGAGGGTGCTGGCGACATTCCTCTATTCAGCGATCTCAAGGTTGCCAAGGGACAGAACAAGGACGAAGCAGCAACGGAAGAGATTGCTGAGTTGTTGTTTATCCATGAAATCATCAATGCCCCTGGAACGCATCGCGACATTCCCGGTGAAGCCCCAGCAACACTTCGGTCCCAAATGATCGGCCCAAGTTTTGGCAGGCACGATAAGGTTATTTTCGGACGCAATTCTTTTGCACTGAATAGATCAAAAACGGCTCCAGTTGCGAAAAGGGCTAAGGCAGGCATGTCGCAGTCGGAAAAGGCTGTCATTCGTGTTCGTGATACCTACAAAAAGTATTTAGACATTGCGCAAAATGTCGGTGATGCCGTGGAAATTCAGCATCGCGCCGGTGGCTTCATTGCGTTGCTTCGCCAAGGCTACAGTCCAGAAGAGGCAGCAAGGATAGTCAAGCTGGTTCAGGTGGACTACTCAAACCTGTCGTCCTTTGAGAAGGAATACATGCGAAGGTTCTTCCCGTTTTATAGTTTCAGCAGGGGGATGTCGGTCTACCTAGCTAACGAGTTGGCGACGAACCCAGCCGGGAAAGTGGGAATTGCAATTCGTGCGCAGCGTCATGGTCGCGATAGGGATGTTGCCACCCCAACGTACATCAGCAAAGGACTGTCTCTCCCAATGGGATCAAACGCTGATGGCACAAGGCATTACCTGACAAACATCGGAATGATGCATGAGCAGCCAGTCCAGCAGTTGGCTCCGTTTGCTGCATTAAACCCAGGTGATGCAGCCTTTAATGTTATCGGCAACATGAACCCTCTATTGAAACTCCCGCTGGAGCTTGCGTTCGATGAATCCTCTTTCCAGCAGAGCGTGAGCGGTGGTGTTGACTTGGACGATGCTGATCCACCGTTGGGTCGCGCGTTAAGCAACGTGGCGCAAGGATTGGGACTGCGAGACAAAGATCGCAAGCAACCGTATCGCCTCGGTAAACTTACCGAAGCAGTTGCTGGTGCATCGCCGTTTAGCCGGTACACAAATACAGTCAGGACGGCGTTTGATCCTCGAAAGAACATTGCCCAACGGGCAGCAAATACTTTGACGGGACTTAGGATTTCAAGCGTAAGTCCTCAACGTCAGGATGCAGTCCTGCGAGAAAGAGCAGAATTGTTTCTGCAAACTCAGGGTGCTAGGCAGTTCCAAAAAAGCTACATACCCGATGAAATTAAAGCCAACATGACTGAAGAAGAATTAAGGGCAGTTTCGCAATATGAACTCTTAATTGAGATCCTTGCAAAACGTAGCAAGGAACGCCGAAAGAACCAAGAAAAGGGAGCAAACTAATGGCTGATGAAATCCGAATCGCAGCATCGATGTCTGTAGATAATGGCAACCTGTCTTTTAGCCAAAACTACGGCACAAAGAGCTACGACCAGGCAGCAGTGGGCGGTCCATCCCCCGGCATGAAAGAGATTGGAATCACAGAAGAGACTGAGGCTTTCAGTGAACTAACAACGCCGGGTTGGTGTACGATTCAAAACCTTGACTCAACTAATTTTGTCGAGTGGGGTTTCAGCACTGGTGTATATGGCGGCAAGCTCATGGCCGGTGAAACTGCTGGCCCTTTTAGGATCAACAGTGCTTCCACCACCCTGTACCTGAAAGCAGACACTGCTGCCTGTCGTGTTGTCATCAACGCCCTTGAGAGCTGAGGAATAGCCATGATTGAGTACAGAGGCGAAAAGTTTTCCGGCTACAACAAGCCAAAGCGAACGCCGGGTGCATCCAAAAAGTCTGCTGTCCTGGCAAAAGAAGGTGGCAGGATAAAGCTGGTTCGTTTTGGCGACCCCAAGATGCCGATTAAGAAGCACAAGAAGAAGAACCGAGACAGTTTTCACGCTCGGCATAAGTGCGGACAAAAAAAGTCTAAGCTGACTGCTGGGTACTGGTCGTGCAAGGCATGGTAATGAGTCGCAAGAAGCGGCAGATGCTGCGCAAGAAGCATGTGTCGGAACTATATGATCGAGCAACAGCGGGATGCACTGACGCCCTTGGTGTGCTAATAGACTTGCAGCAAGAGGGCAAGGCGTTGCGTTACTACCCGGCTGGTCGCAAAGCTGCCGACCAGGAGGGAGTGGTGGCAGTATCGCTGGCGTTAAAAGACACGCACGTTATAGCTAGATCGGGACAACCCCAGTACCCAATGCTATTCAGCCGCGAAACAGCAAACATATGGATTGTCGGAATGGCGACGATGATGCATGAGGCAGTCCATCGTTACGCCGGTGAGCATGGCGACCTAACACGGTTTCATCAGTATCGTGATGAATGCACTGAAGACTTCGACATCTCCGTGCGAACATCAAAGTGCGGAAAGCGACTGGTCTGCACGATTGAACCATTCGGACTGGATCGCTGGGTGATCCCGATATACGGTGCTAGTGAGTTCATTAAAGAAGCTCTGGTTGCCTGCGAGAAAGTTGGTTGGACTCTCTCGGCTACACAACCAGAGCTTGAGACAGTGCTTGCGTACACTGATGGCGAATTGATAGGAACGTGGGATACGGGCTAACAATCCCACCCTTGGTTTCTCAGTTCTCGATACAGTTTGTCTTTCAGATCGTCGTGATCTTTACGCCTGACAAACTCGAAGGTCAGGGTGTTTATTCCAAGTATCTCGCTAGACTTCCTGTTCCCACAGATCGGGAAATCGAGGCATGACGCAGCAGCAGTGTTCACAAGTGTGCGATCACCGACCCCGCACTTGATTCCATGCTTTTTCACAAATGGCCGAATCAGCTTGCCGACCATCGTTCGGCTATGGCCCTTGCGAATCAATTCAGCCGCAGCAAAGCCCAACTTTCGTTGCTCGATGTCGGGTATCAGTTTCTTGCTTCCCTTGCCTTTCTCTCGCTTGAATCCAGCAACAGCAGAGCCGACCGCTTCACCGCGCTTTTGCTTTGACCGCAAAGCCTCTCTGGTTCGCTCCCCGATCCGCTTACGTTCAAATCGCGCAATGCTGACACTATTGCCGAGCATCCATTCGCCCATAGCAGTTGTGCTATCGACGTTCATGTCAAGGAACACGGCATGAATCCCAGCTTCTTTGAACTTGTCCAGTGTTCGCTCCATGTCAGCGGATGACCTGAATGCTCGGTCGATTTTGCTGCACACAAAGACATCGCCTGGATCAAGTATCGCCAGCATAAACTGTCCATACTTGCGATCCAGCAGATGCACCTTCGACGAAACAGCCTCATCGACGAACATGCCAATGAACTCAGCACCATCAGGCCAGCGATCTCCTTCTTTCTGGTAATCAAACCAGCGTCGAATCGCCTCCTCTTGTACCTTTGGTGATTCCTTCTGATCGATGGTACTCATGCGTCCGTACCCTGCGACCTTAACTTTTGCCATGACGTTGTTCCTCCTTCAACAGGGCGACCAGTGTCCAGAACCCTGCAAGATAGCCAAATAAGAATGTAAACAGAAACAGAATTGTTGTGAGCATCTTGATCCTTTCTTTGCTCGACCCACATAGCAGTCAGCTATCAGGTTCCTTACGCGGACGGTGCGCCGGTGGGCGATCCGTTAGTTTCTTTTGCTCAAGCACTGGCAGGTTGGCAATGCAGCACAACCCCATCCAATGACTCAGCGTGTGTCCCTCTTTAGCGGCCTGACGCTCGAATGCCGACCACCAATCAGCGGGCTGGGAAAGGTTCTTGCGTTCGCTACTCATGGTCATCCTCCTCAGGTTCGGTACACCCGAAGACTAGATTAAAAACGCGAGTGGTAAAAGAGTGATGTCTCGACCCTAATAGCTCCCGTTTGTAGCGTTTCCTGATGCTGTCAACGAAGTCCGAGTCAATGGCACGTCCATCAATTACGGCGTCTACGACCTCATCTCTCGCCCTTTCGCAGCAAGATGGTATTTCGCACCAGAGTTGCCAAGCATCGTACTCACGATACCACCTGAGTGGCTTCCTGAGCATGTCCAATGCTCCAATGGTTTCCGGGAACATCATGCACTCCGCGTCGAGCCATTCACACAGTTCAAGAAGGGTTGAAAAATCATCATGCCATTTCATCGTCATCGCCCCCCTCATGCATGTGATCAAAGCATCGACCGCAAATCCTACTGATAAGGATTTCTCGCTCGTTTGAGTTGAGATAAGGCATTGCGACTTGGATATGCTCACCAGACCTCCATCGCATCCATCCGGTCTTCTCGAAACAAACCTCATGCGGAATCTGGCACAGCATGCATGTGACTATTGTCGCCGCGTTTCTAGGTACATCGGTTTCGTTTTCATTCGTCATTTGAAACGACCCCCATCGCGGTCATCCGCTTGGTTTTCCAGATTCCCAACTCAGTGACTCCGCGACCCGAATCAGGTTCGCCACGCTCGTCCAGGTATCCGTAGCAATCGAGACATTCAACGACCGCGTCTTTCATCGCATCATCAATGGCATCAGGCCGGTTGCCTGCAAGGATCGCCAGCAATGCGGCTGGATGAACCGTGTCCCAAGTCCCATCCGCGGCGCGGTAGCCAGTGCAAGCAGCACAGGATGCGCTGGTCCCACAGAACACGCACTCGACGACCTCCTGTTCCCCGACCTGATTACTCGCGACCTTGTCCTTGCACTCTTTCAGCGAGCCAACAAACCCATCAGGGAGCTTGAACCTGCGCCCTTCACGTTGGGCGCGATGCGTTTGACCAGACAGCATGTCGGTGATGTCATAGTGTTTGCCAGCGTCATCGAAGACCCCGACAACTTTGAGATTGTTCATCCCATACCTCCGTTGTAGATATCAGAAACAGAAACATTAAGTGTGTGTAACCTAATTTGACAAGCTATGTGACAAGTCAGGTCACAGGGACGCGCCGCCGAGTCGAGCAGCAGCAGCACTGAGTCGATAGTGCTGAACCCATCGCGTCAGGGTGTCACTCCGCGTAGCATCCAATGACATCGCCGGAATCGTTGCGTCGAGCGACGACCCCATTATCGACCTGCATGCAACTGTAAGAGGCTTGCACTTTGACGTTGAAGTCACAGTCCAGCCCCGAAAAGACTTGTTGAACGCCATTCTTTAATGCCGAACGACCCGCATGATTGTCCTTTGCCCGCCAACCAGGATGCGAGTCAGATAGGATGACAGTGACAGTTCCTTTGACTCCGTCAGCCCGCTGGCGAACACTGGTCGCGCCGCAGCACACAACTCTCCCAAGTGGGGCATCGTTCTGCTGGCAAACTTTCGCGATCTTGGGAATCAATGGTTCGACGATCTTTTCAATCTCTTTATCTTTCATGACTTTCCTTCCATTCGGCTGTGTGTGTCAACTTCTTGCAACTGCTGTGTCTCGTACACCCATCCGACCCTGAGAATGTGATCGGAATCCCAAATGATGTCTTTGGGGATGTACGATGTATCCCCGTTTGCAGCGCGAACTTGCCGATCATGCTTCTGTAAAGCATCCTCAGCGCATCGTTCGATCCGATGCAGTGACAGAACGACATTATTAAATGTGTCGACTAGTGCGTACTTCATGCTTCCACCTGTTCCTTAAATGTCTTCTGCATGCCAGTCATCAGCCCCACATCGGAGGCACATATCACTGTCCACTGAGTTCTCATATTCTTTGTACCCACAACGATTGCATGTGTACTCATGCCGACCGCGAACAACGGGAATGTGGTGCATGATTCGCCGCACAAACCTTCTGAACTGCTTCTTAAAACGACCCTCATACCTGCTGATTAAAGACATAACGAAACTCCGATAGTGTTAAAAACAGAAACAGGGGTGCGCTGGGAGTCGAACCCAGCCACAGACCATCGCACCAAAACATTTCCAGGCTGAATCTATTCCAGCCCCAAAGTCTCCCGACCCACATACTTGCCAGCGTCATCGAACCCCAGAACAGTCAGGATGCTGCTCTGCAAGGAATGAGCAGCGTCCCACAGATGGTCATCGCCAAAGTCTGTCTCTGACAATCGTCGCAGCAGGATGCACAGATTGTGCGGAGTTACCGAACACGACCCGTTGTCGAACTCTTTGCCTGCGTTGACAATCGCCTCCAAGTGGGAGTCGATCCCAACATTCACGCATGCTGCGATCACAGTCCATTCGTCTTGGCAACGGATCGTCATGTCGAACGGATTGCTGTCGGTGTCCTCGATGGCATCCAGCACCTGCCCGTAAGACATTTCGATCAGGTCTGGATTGTGAAATGTAGTTTCTCGGTTCATGCGTCTGCTCTCCCAATGACGTAGTCAGGAATGCGAGAGTCAAGGTGATCACAGAACCAGTTTTTTTCTTCCAAGTAATCGACCGCAATTTCTTCTGCTTCGTCGTCCTCGACTTCACAGTCATACGCATCAACCACTGCGATAAAATGTGGTTCAAACCCGCATTGCCAGCCGACCAACTTGCACTTCTTTCCTTCCAGCATTTGACCAGCATCCGAACCGATGCAGTCCTGAACACTCAGCGCGGTGTCTACAATCTTTGCCACATATGGCAAGGCATCTACAAACTTCATAACTATCCTCCGAGTTAAAACAGAAACAGGATCGCGCCCCAGACTTGCACAGGGATGTGGCTACTCGCGATCAGCAACATCAATCTTCGCTATCGTGCCATTCTTTGAACATCTCGTAATACCGATACTTGTCGTCCCAAGGATTGCAGAAGCCCCACAGTGCATCGTGAGCTACCTTGATGGTTTCAACGACATTTGCACCTGTGGGATCGTGAGCATGCTCTACGCCATTACCCCAGTGAATGTCATCGGGTGAATCATCGAGATGGTAATCAGCCTTATTCTCGAATAGATATTCAAAGTATTCCTGCACATCCTGATCACAGAGAAACAGACGGAATCGACCTAAAACAAATTGAGCTACATCTCGCAAATGCTCAGACGAAGTGGCATGCGTTCGGACGCTATGATCAACAAATTCATTGTTGATATCTTCTCCGAACATTTCGGTGATATGTTTCCACAGTCGATTTTCCGCATTTACTTGGCGTTCACTACCGTCATCGTCATCGTCGATTGGCATGGCATCCCGAAACAGGTCTTTCCACTGCTCTGTTTCTGCGTCAGTCCAGCGCGGTCCCTCAAAGAAGTTTTCCTCCAGCCCAAATTGGTACAGGATGGCTTCCAGTGGGTACATCTCAAACGATGTCCAATCAGAGTTTTCAATAACACACACACAGTATTCACCCGACTCAGGCCCTTCGATATGCAAACCTGTGTCGCCATACAACCACCCCTCTCGGCCATCTTCGCCTACTTCAATCCCGTTAGACTGCAAGCATGCAACGTGGCGTTTCGATTTAATAAATTCTCCAAGATTCATTTGTCTGCTCCGTACATTTCAGTTACTGAATTGAATTTGAATCCGAGGCAGACACGCAATGCGTTTGCGCGTTCGATCAATGCTTTCACCTCGTCAATGTTGCATGCTGCGCCAAGATCATGCCACAGGCTTTGTGGGTTTTCTTCGTTCTCGCAATGAAAGCACATTTCATACTTAGTGGGGAAATTGTCGTCTTCGGGATCAAGGATCAGCAACCGAGTGCTACCATTGCTGTCGTTCAACTCGCAGGCGACGATCCATGCTTCAACTGAGTAATCATTAGTCAATGATTTGGTAAAACCGGCCTGCCGAAACAGTTCATGTGATTGCTGCCAAAACTGCGACTGATGTCGTTCTGCTACGGTTTCCGCGTAATCGCACAGGTCCGAGTAGTCAGGATGATCCGGTCCAAATTCCGACTCTGGCGACAGTGCAAGAATCGCATCGGTCAAGTCCTTCGCGCGATCTTCGTTGTTCAAAAAAGCATTGGCGTATTTGGGCGTGACCAGACGGTCAATCAACCCTTTCAAAGTTGTTGTGGGGTTCATGCGTCATCTCCAAAATACGGTTCAATAATCAGGTCAATGTGATCCTCTTGAGAATCAAAGATGTCTGGATTGGGGTTTCCATTTTCCAGCCAGATGTCATCAAGTTGCGTCATTTCATCGAGGAACTGCGCGGCGTCATCACCTTGCAAAAACACGGTGCGTTGATAGTCGCGATTTTCACGATCAATGTCGGGGTGTTCGAGTCGAACCCCGTACCCTAGATCGGTGTAATCAAAATGGCTCACGACAGCACCTCCAATTCAACTGCTTGAAGGTG